TTGGCCGCTCGCTCCGTTATGCGGAGTACAACCTCCCAAAAGTAACGCCGAGGCGGGGTCTCCTTGAAGGAGGCCCCGCATAACACGCGACTCCGCATTAAATCGATTATGCAGTGCACTGCATAAGCGATTCGTCGTCACGACGATGGCGCGGCGCTCATCGCGATCGGTGAGCAGATTGAAGAGCAGCTCGCCGCCCGTGCGATCGAACGGCACGAAGCCCAGCTCGTCGACGATCAGGACGTCGACGCGCAGGAGCCGCTGCTGGAGGCGCGTGAGCTCTCTGGCGTCGCGCGCTTCGATCAGCTGCCGCACCAGATCGGCCGCGCGGGTGAAGAGCACGCGTCGTTTCTGCTTCGTCGCTTCCACGCCGAGCGCGATCGCCAGATGCGTCTTACCGGTCCCGATCGGGCCCGCGAAAATCAGATTCTCCGGTGCGGTGACCCATGCGCCACGGGCCAGCGTGTGGATCGGGGTCGCGCTCACGCCCTCCGCCGCGGTGAAATCAAAAGTGTCGAGCGTCTGCACCTCGGGGAAGCGGGCTTCGTGGAGCCGCTGCCGAATGACGGACTCATGCCGCGAGGCTTGCTCGGCACTCAGGACCTCGTGCAGATAGTCTTCGTGCGGCCAGTGGGCATCGCGCGCTGGCCGGGCGAGCCCTTCAAACGTGCGTGCGATGCCGGGGAGCTTGAGGCCACGCGTCTGTGCGACGACCAGATCGCGAATCAGGGCCGCGCTCATCCCGCCACCTCGCCGAGCCACGCGTCATAGTCGGCAGCACAGCCACTGCCGACGTCGATCGCGCGGAGCGGCGCGGGCACGGCGTCCGGCGCGAGGCGATCGAGGGAGCGCCGCGCCGGCGTGAGCGCGAGCAACAGTGGCGTCCCTGTCGCGAGTGCCGCGATCAGCGCGGGCACGAGGACCGTGGCGCCCTGAGTTTCGAGCTGGCCGAGGACTTTGGCGAAGAGCCGCGCGGCTTCGCGCGGCCCATACGCGATGTGGAGCTGATCCCAGATCGCCGGAAACGGGGCGCCGAGATCGCGCACGAGATCGGGGAGCACCTGCCGCACCGCCTGCGGCTTGCGCGCGAGCTCCGTCAGGTAATGCCGATAGTCAATCGAGCGCTCGCCGAAGCGCTTCCGCGGGTGCTGCACGTGCGTGCCGTCGCGGCCGACGATCGTCACCGTGCTGGCCCCGATGCGAACCACCAGGTCGAGGCCGGCCCAGCGCGTCCACACCGAGTACACCGCGCCCTCGAGCCGCACTAACGCGCGCGGTGTCACGGTGGCCAGCGTCGTCGACTCCGGCGCAAACGGTGTCGGCGCGAGTCGAAACTGCTGCTGCTCCTCGGCGAAGCGCGCCGCGATGGTCTGCCCGGCGGCATCGCGCGTGGTGTCGAGCCGCGCATCCATCTGCGCCAGCAGTGCCGCATTGATCCCCGCGAGCGTCGGCCCGCTCGGAATGGGCACGAGTGCTTGCTGGCGGATCGCTTTGCCGCGGGCCTCGACGCCGCCCTTATCATGGCCCTCGCCGGGCCGACAGAAGCACGCTTCGACCAGGTAGTGCGATGCGAGCGCCGCGAATCGCGGCGTCAACGTCCGCGCGCCGCCGACCAGGATCCGCACGACCGCGGCACGCAGATTGTCGTAGGCGACACGCGCCGGCACGCCGTCGAAGTGCGCAAAGGCGCGGACGTGGCCGTCGAGAAAACTGATCTGATCCTGCCGCGCGTAGATCCACGCGAAGTCGCGACCGGAGTACATCAGGCGCATCAGGAAGAGCCACGCCTTCCGACGGACGCCGTCGACGTCGACGAGCACCTCGAAGAAATCGACCTCCGCCAGATCGCCCGGGCGATACGTGAGCGGCACGAAGACCTCGCGCCGCTGCCGCTTCCATTCCGCGAGCGCGTCTTTGACGACGGTCACGCCGACGGTGTGCCCCTCGGCCACCAGCAGCGCGTGCAACCGTGTGGCCGTCAGCCGCTGCTTGCCGCCCGTCCACTGCGCCGACGCGGTGAGCACCGCCTCGACCCGTCCCGCGACCTTGTCCCAGACCGGCCGTGCCCGCGGCCCCGTTTCCTTCGGCCGCGGCGCCGCCTCGCCGACGTACTTCCGCACCGTCAGCCGCGACATCCCGAAGGCTTTGGCCACCTGCCGCTGTGACCGGCCCTCCACCAACACCTGGTGGCGAATGACATGTACCTGGTCCATCCTGAGCATCCTCCCAGCGGACCCGAAACCCCGCGTTTCGGCAAGCCGCGATCAGACCCTCAGGTGGATCACTTTCCGAGCGGCGAATGGATCACTTTCTGAGCGGCGCGCCCACGGGACGCTGCCCTCTGATTCCGGCACAATTCCGAAGGGAATGGTCGGCTCCCTCAGAGCGCTGAACCGAGGGGGCCGGAATGTGTTGAGCCGGAGGATTTGCCGTCTCCGGGTCCGCCTTGCCGACCGTCGGAGGGCGGGCACGGTCGGCCGACCGCGTAGCGCCAGCGTAGCGTGACGACCGGCACCCGGCTCAGGGTAAGGGCCAGCTCGGTCGTCGGATGATTCTACGGGCCGGAGGGTTGGCCGGAGGTCGGAAGGGTCCCGGCCGGGAGCCGCGCGGCGGTCCCGGCCGGGTTCGGAAACGCGGTCGTGTCCCGGAATATATCTGTCATCGGCGGCGAACCAACGGAACCTGCACGAACAAGCTTCGGATGCCGGTCTCGGAGATGAACGAGGCCGTGCTTCAGGCGGTCGAAGAGCACATTACGCCTGAGACGCTTGAGCACGTCATCCTGCTCAGCGAACGTGAGGAGGCAGCGGACCAGCGGACGACTCTTGAAGTCGAAGCCTCGAACCTTGCGAAGCAGATTGAACGACTCGTCGCCGCCATCGCGAGCGGCGGTCAGTTGGATTCCCTCGTCACGAAGGTGCGGGACCTGGAAGGACGACGGCGCGCCATTGACGTGGAATTGCGAAACCTGCGTCCCATTCCGCGTCTCGCGCCAGCCGTCATCGCCAGTCGATTGTCCGAATGGCGCTTGCGCCTTCGCGGCTCTCCGACACAGGGCAAGACGGTGCTCCAGCGCGTTCTGCAAGGTCGGCTGACGTTCACACCCCGGCAGGATGGCGCGGGCTACGACTTCAGCGGTCCGACCCGCTTTGACAAGCTCTTCAGCGGCATCGTCATCGGTACAGCGGACCGGCCGTCCTTCATTCCGCAGGGAGACCGGACCGGGACCGAAGGAATCGGACCGGAGGACACCGGAGAGTTGGAATATGAGCGCCTTTTGGAAGGCGCTCAGCGGGCTACGCGAAAGGGTTGGTGCGCCCGGAGGGATTTGAACCCCCGACCTACGGGTTCGAAGCCCGGCGCTCTATCCAGCTGAGCTACGGGCGCACATAACCGGCTCAACGACTTACGCGGCATCATCTTTGGTGCCACGCTCGGGTGCCACGGAAACCGGCGCGGCCTGGGGAGACGACGTTGGTTTCGTGGCCCCTGGGTGATCATACCTGCGGGCGTCGTCGCGCCGCAACCGGTCGAGCGCCTCGACGTGCTTCGCGTTGACCGCCGGCGCGTAAATCCTCGTGCTCGCGATGTCGGCGTGCCCGAGCATGTCCTGGATGTCGGCCAGGTCCGTGCCGGTGCGGCGGAGCGCCGTGGCGAAGGAGTGCTTGATCGTGTAGACCGTGAACGGCCGCTCGCCGATCTTCGTCGCCGCCGCCACGATGCGTTTGTAGGCGCTCGGGCACGACCAGGTCACGCGCGGCGTCTTTGGTGGCGCGCCGGGCTGCCGCGCGGGCGGCCGCCAAAAGGCATCGGTCCGGAGAAACGCACGCGCGACCGCTTCGCCCTCCGCGGTGAGCGGGAACATGACCGGGTCGCCGCCCTTGCCCGACGGCACCAGGACCGCCGGCACGCGCCGCGGCGCGCCATGGATCTCGAGTTCGAACGCGCGGGTGCCAATGTGGAAGTCCTCGGGCCCCGCGAGCCGTCCCATCTGCGACGGCCGCATCCCCGTCCAGTGCATAAGGCTGAGACGCCAGCGTGTCTTTCGGTCCGGATCCATCGCCTCGAGGACGCGCTGGATCCGCGCCCGGTCGATCGCTTGCGGGATCGGCTTCGCCCGGGCACACCAGATGCAGCCCTTCACCGGGTTCGTGGCCTCCGGGCCATCGAGGACGGTGAAGAGATCCGACAGTGCATCGCGGCGATGATTCACCGACGAGGCCGAGAGCCTGTCCAGCACGCGCCAGCGCCGGAGCTGCGCGTCCAGCTCGCGCGTCCGCAGCGTGTGGCGCCGGCGATGCCCGAACCAGGGAATCCACGCGCGCAGGTCCCGCTCGCGATCGGCGATCGACGCCATCGTCTTTTCCGTGAGGTAGGTCTCGATATCCTGGGTCAGCGTCAGGCGCCGCTCGCCGGTCGGCGTGCCGAGGAGCTTCCGGAGCTCGCGCTCGGTATCGCGCTGCCAGCTCCGGATCGTTTTCATGGACGTGCCTGGCTCATAGCGCTGTTCCCGCACGAGGTCGCCGGCACGCGCGACGGCCGACCAGCCGGACCCGTCCGCATAGACGCTCTTCGCGATCCGCCGGCGCTTGCCCTTCCGCGGCATCTAGTCGTCCTTGCTCCGCGCGGCAGCTTTCGCCCACCGCGCTTCGACCGCCCGGCGCGCAGACTCTGAGCGTTCCGTCCGTGTCATTTTGTCGGCCCGGGCTCGTCCGCCAGCGGCGGCGAGCTGTGCCGCTGCGGTCTGTCCCTCGGCGTACGCCCGGATCGTCTCGATGAGCACCGCGTCGAGGCGTTCGCCACGGGCGCGCGCCTTCGTTTTGGCGGCGCCGATGAGATCGGGATCGACGCCGCGGATGACGTAGGTCGCCATTAGATCGCGTCTCCGGTCGTCCAGCCGGCGGCCACCACATGTGGATTCTGTGTCATCTACAGTCCTCTCTTGTGATCGACCCACGCCACACGGCGTTCGCTGTGGGGTCGCATCGGCTGATCTCGGTGATCGTCTGCGCCACGGTGCGCCTGATGCGGGATCGGGTTGCGGCAGGGATGACCCGCGCTCGCGCCGCAACGCGGACATGCGACCGTCGCGATGACTTTCGCGTCTCGGTTGTCCATCTACTATGGCTCCTCGATGACGCGAGTGACCGCGCGCACCTCGCCGTAGGGGTACCGGTCGTCGTAGATACGCGCTGCCGCACGCGCCGCGCCTCGTCGAGTCCGATACCGTCGATGGTGTCTCTTCCACGTGACGTGGCGCTCCCACTCATACGGCGTCATCTCGACACCGTAGTCGTTACACACCTCAGGACCCGCGCGGCGCGCACGGTCCTCCACATGGGCGACATCGATGCGGTAGATGGTGGTCGTCATGGCTCAGTCCTCCTCCTCGGTCTCAGCGGCGCGATGGTCGACGCAGTCAGGACAGAGATACAACCTGTCCCCGTCATCATCGATGATAGTGATCTGAGGCACCATGGCCCCGCACGCGCCGCACTCATAGTGGCCGATCCAATGGTCATTGTGCTGACGGTTTGCCTGTGCGTCTGCGTGTCGATAGGTCGTCATGGGCTCAGTCCTCCTCTGCCGGGCGGTAGGTGATGCCGCGGTCGGTGGTCTCTGCGCGGAGCCCGAGCCGCGAGCTGATCCAGTCCGTCGCCTCGTCGCCGAGGTCGTCGGCCTGGGCCCACGAGAGGGTCACACCGCTGGTCATCATCTCGCGGGCGACGTCATCCACGCGCCTGGCGCGAATGGTGGCCATCTGCTCGTCGGTCGCGGCGGTGAGGGTCTGTGTCTGTGCCATCGGTCTCTCTCCTCTGGTGCAAATCATCGGCCGGCCTCGTCGGCCGGCTCAATCCAGATACCATACGCATCGTCGTGCTGGTGCCCGCGCACATCGAGTCCGACGTCGAGGCAGGGACGGGTGCGTGGGATGATCGCGCCCGCGGCGCGGGCCGCGCGGGTGGCGCTGGCATAATCGCGATAGACGCCGATGATGCGATTGTCCCCGGCGCGGGAAAAGGTCACAGTGTAGGTGGTGGCCATCGGTCTCTCTCCGGTGGAAGGGCGGGGGCCGGATTGCCCGCGCCGTCGATATACAGATGATACGTGCTTGCACGTATAAAGTTCAAGGAAAATCGCCACACTACTGCTAGTGGCTCCATCGGCGCTCCCCCCCACCCCTTAGCCCTTCACCGCCGCCACGGCAGGATTCGCGCGGCGAGCTCGCGTAGCCGCGGCCGCCGCTTCGGCTCGAGCAGCGTCACGCCCCGATCGCGGAGCGTGGCCTGGCGCTCGACGCGCAGGCTCTGGCGCTCGACCAGGCGCGCGCGGATCTCCTCGAGGTCGATCTTCATCGCCTGACCCGCCGCCGGCGCCGAGCCTCGACGGCCATTAGGTCACCCATGCAAAACGACCAGTCGCGCACCCATTTTTTATTCGGCTCGTCGGCCTGGGACGCGAGCAGCCCCATGAGGGTCGCCGCGGCGTAGTACTCCTCGGCCGTAATGTCGAGCGTGGCGGGCACCGAGGGCGCGCGCGGGTTGGCGAATCGCGTGCGCGCGCCGAGGGTGCCCTTCCAGCCTGGCGTCGGACCGACGCCGCTACGGCGTTCAGCGGCCGCGCCAGCCGCCTGCGGGCTCGTGCCGGCGGCGCGGGCGCCTGGGCGCGATCGGCGCGGTGGGGTCGCAGGAGGCTCTGACTTCATGGGCGTGCTTTGCGAGTTCGCTTCGCACGAACGTTTCTAACGCCTGAATGGCCGTGGGGTCGAGTGTTTTGAGCTGGTAGATCAGATCCCCCAGCGATGGCGTCAGCGACGTCCTTGACGGTGGTTGCCGCTTGATAGAGCGCGTGGAGCATCTCGATCTGTGTGAGATGGCGTCGAGCGGATTCCGGTAGATGATTCGCAGGGTGCTCTCTGTCCGATCCGGCATGGGGTGACCCTCCCAGGGTGTGAAGGTCCACTTGTACACCGGATTTTTCCGGCTGTGCGGACTGTGCGGGCACCGCACGCGCGCGCGCCTGATCGTAGTCGGGGTTGATCGTCTTCAGTAGCATATCGACTGGGAGTCCCAGTCCGACCGCCAGCCGGAGCAGGTTGCCCGCCGTGGGCGCGGCCTTGTTCTTTTCCCACTTCGAAATATCGCCCTGCTTCAATCCGGCCGCCGCCGCCAACTCTGCCTGCGTGAGATCAGCCAGGAGCCGAAGCCGCTTGAGGTTGTCTCCGATGCGCGCCACGTCGGAAGCATAACCCTCGCTGATATTCCTGTAAACGATACTGTCTAAAGCCATTATAGGAATATGTAAAAACAAGATAAAAAGCGTTGACAGGAATATGCCCTAACGCTATATTTCCTGACGCGATGCTGACATCTGAGCAAATCGACCTTCTGCGTCATGAGCCGCTCGACGGCGCGAACAAAGTGCGTCGCGCGCGGGAGCTGGCTGGCCTCACCCAGATCCAGGTCGCCCGCGAAGTACCCATCAGTCAGCCCTACCTCAGCGCGATCGAGACCGGGAAGTCGACCGACCTGACGCTCGAAACGTCGCGCAGCCTGGCCATGTTCTTCGGCGTTCAAATCGAAGACCTGTTTCCCGCGCGCCAAGAGGTCGCCTCGTGAACGGCGAGCGCGAGCTCCGCACGGGCACAGCGGTATCGACGGCGGAGCCGCCGCACACGGCGCAGCAGGGCGACGAGGTGCTCTTCATCGACGAGGTCGCGCGCGAGCTGAAGTCCTCCGTCCGCACCCTCAAGCGGATGATCCGCGCGGGCACGTTCCCGATTCCGGAAACGTTCAAGATCGACCGGCGCCGGCGCTGGAGCCGCGCGGTCGTCATCCACTACATCCGCGAAGGGCACGTGCTCATCCATAACGCCCGCAAGCCTACGGCCAGGCTCCGCGCGGTGCCACGAAAACCTGCCGGCGAAGGTGTTCGCGAAGGCGGGCCGCGATGACGCCGACGCCGACCTGCCGCTTCGGAGACCGGTGCTCGCTCGCGACGTACGAGGACGCCGTCGATTGCCTGGCCTCGCACAGCGAGAAAACGCGCACCGAGATCGCGCGGCTCGCCGCGGCGGCCGTGCCAGGGCGCTCCGAGGCGTACCTGCGCTCGTGCCTCTCGCCGCACGACGACACCCACAACATCCAGCTCGCGATCGCGCCGGCGCTCTACCAGGCGAGCCGGAACCCGGCGCTGTTGCGGTGGCACGCCGAGGCCTGCGGATTCGGTATCTATCGGGTGCCGCTGGTCGGCAGCCGGCGCGAGACGCTGCTCGCCCTGGCGGACGTGTTCGAGGCGATCGGCGACGTGGCGGGGGAGGCGAAGACGGCGGAGGCCGACGGCCGGAAGACGCGCGCGGAAGCGGCGGCACTGACGGTCCGGATTCAGCACGCGATCGCGCAGCTCGTCGAGCTCGCGGCCGCGGTGAACCTGGAAGTCGACCCGACCGCCTGACTGCATGTGGCGCTGGCTCCCGGCGCGGCTCGCGTGCTGGGTCGGGCACCACGACGGACGGCGGGATTACGGAGCGCCGGGTGTGCTCCGGTTGAAGTGCGTGGAGTGCGGACGCGTGACGCCTGGATGGGCGATCACGAGGAGACGAGACGATGGCGAACGGACGACAGGGCATGCGACCGGCGGTGAACGACGCAGCCCCAGCGCTGGAGCCCGATGAGGTGATGCCGGCCAGCGCCGGCGGGATGCTCGAGCAGCAGACCCGCGGCGAGATCGACATCCAGATCGTCACGGCCAGGCGCTTCCCGCGGTCGATCAAGACCTTCCAGGAGCAGGCGCTCTCGATGGCGACGATCGACGAGGAGACGGCCGCCTCGTGTTTCTACACGCTGCCGAAGCGGAAGGGGAGCGACAAGCCGATCGAAGGGCCGTCCGTCCGGCTCGCGGAGATCGTGTCCTCGGCCTGGGGCCATCTGCGCATCGTTGGGCGCATCGTCGAAGAGGGTGATCGGTTCCTCACCGCGTACGGCGGCGCCTGGGACCTGCAGACCAACGTCGCGCGCGCGGTCGAAGTGCGGCGCCGGATCACGAATCGCGACGGCGGCCGCTACAACGACGACATGATCGCGACCACCGCCAACGCCGCGATCGCCATCGCGACTAGGAACGCGCTGTTCCAGGTCATCCCGCAAAGCTACACGCGCCAGATCTACCTGAAGTGCCGAGAGGTCGCCGTCGGCAAGGCGGAGACGCTCGGTGCGAAGCGCGCGAAAATGATCGAGTACTTCCAGAAGATGGGCATCGAGCCCGCGCGGGTCTTCGCGCTCCTCGAGCTCCGCGGCGTCGAAGACATCACCCTCGATCACCTGGCCACGCTGAAAGGCCTCGCGACCGCCATCAAGGACGGGGACACGACGATCGAGGACGCGTTCCCGCCGGCCGGCACAGTCCCGCAGAGCGATCCGCTGGTCGACGAGATGAAGGCGCTCGGCGACGTCGCGACCAAGGCGACTGAGTACTTCGACGCCCTGAAGATGAACCGCGCGCAGCGCCTCGTGCAGCTCCGTGCGTTCAAGGGGCACCCTGACAAGCTCCTCGAGATCCTCGGCGGGATGCTCGAGGCCCAGAAGGCCGATCCGGATGCGCCGGCTCCCCCCCAGGGCACAAGACCCGACGTGGGCCAGGCGCCGGCGTCTCCGGTGGCCGAGGTTCCGGCGGCGACTTCCAGCACGACGCCCGCACCGCGACCGCCCGCAGGCGGCCCCAGCAAGTTCAGCTTCTAGGCGGACGACGACGATGTCCAACGCTCTTGTCCTGCGTCGCAGCGCCTTGGAGAGTTTCTCGTGTCCGTTTCGGTATCGCCAGATCTACGTCGATGGTGTGCCGGACGATTCCGACGAGGCGATCCGGGGGCGCGCCTTTCATGCCGCCGCGCGGCGCTACATCCACGCGCTCTGGCAGACGCGCCAGCGCGAAGACCTGCAGCTTGCAGAGCAGGCCTTCGCCGAGGGGATGGTCGAGGAACGGACGCCCGCGCACCTGTTGCCGGAAGTCGGGGATCTGTTCTGGCAGCGGTGGGCCCCAGACTTCGAGCTCGATCTGGACGCCTATCTCTCGGCCGAGGAGCAACAGGTCGACAGCCTGGGCTACACCTGGACGCCGGACCTGCTCTATGCGTACGACGACCTCCTGGAGATTCCTGACTTCAAAACGTACTGGATCGGGTTCTCGGATGCGCAGGCCCGCCACGAACTGCAGGGCCGTTTCTACGCGGCCTCCGCCCGCCGGCTGTATCCAGGCTTCGCCAAGTACCGAATCCGGTTCGATTTCGTACGCTGGGGCTTCAGCGCGTCGGCCACGTTCGATACGGCCGATCTCGACCAGGTCGACGCGGAGCTCGCGATCACCCGACAGCAGATCGAGCGGGCGCATGCCGAGAACGCGTGGCCGGCGGTGCCCGGCCAGCATTGCGGGTTCTGCCGCCTGGAGTGCCCCGTCGTCAACGACGCGCGCCTCGCGCCCGTGCGCATCAGCTCGGCTGAGGATGCGCAGCGCATTGCGGGGCAGCTCCTGGTGCTGCAGCAAGCCGCGACGGCGCGGCGGAAAGCGCTCGAAGCCTGGTGCGCCGGCGAGGGGCCAGTCACCATCGGTGGCCGCGAGTGGGCGCATCGGCCGTCAGCCGTGACGACGTTCCCGATCGCGGCCGTCATGCAGATCCTCATCGACCAGGGCGTGACGCCCACGTTCTCGGTCAGCAAGAGCGCGCTCCGGACCTACCTGACGACCAAACGGTTCGCGCATGTGCGGCCCGACCTCGAGGCACTCGCCACGATCACCCACGGCACAAAGTTCACCGCAAAAAAGGTCGGCGACGTCACCGACGACGAGCTGATCGAAGGGGAGGCTTAAGACCCGTGCGCATTCCACAACTGCAGCTCGAGAACTTCCGGTCGATCGCGACGGCGACCCTGGTGTTCGACACGCCGGTCACGTTCGTGATCGGCCGCAACGGTGCCTCGAAGAGCACCATCATCGACGCGCTCCAGTGGGCGTTCACCGGGCACTGCCGCGGGACTGATGCGCGCGGCGTCGGCAGCCACACGCTCCTGCGCGCGACCGACGCGAGCGGGCAGATGCGCGTCGGCGTCCAGATCGCCGATGCCGACGGCGCGCCGCTCGTCGTCGTCCGGGCGCAAACGCCGACCGCGCAGAAACTGAGCCTCGACGGCGCCGTCGGGCCGAAGGAGACGCAGGCGGGGGTGCTCTTCGAACGGCTCGGCGTCACGCCCGCGATCGTGGACGCGTGCCTGCAGACCGATGCCTTCCTGGCGCTCCACCACGCCGAGGCGAAGCATCTCCTGCTCGACGTCCTCGACGTGCGCGTCCCGGTCGGCGACGAGACCCTCACGCTCGGCCAGGTCGACGCACGGTACAAGCACTGGTTCGAGGTGCGCCGGACGCGTAAGGCGGCCCTTGCGGCCCTCACGCTGCCGCCGGCGCCAGCGGGTGAGCTCCCCGACGTCCCGGCCATCGAGGCGCGCCTGGCGACCCTGCGGGCCGAGGAGAAGACGTTGCTCGCGGCCGCCTCGGAAGCCACGGGCCGCCGCGGCGAGCTCGACAAACAGATCACGCACGTCGAGACCGCGATCGCGCGCACGCAGCACACGATCACCGAGACGGCGACGGTGCCCGCCCTCGACGGGGCGAAGGTCGATCTCGCCGATGCCATCCTCGAGCTGCAGGAACGGGTCGCGATCGTCACCGACGAGGACGCGGACGACGCGGCGAATCACGCGCGCGTGGCGCTCGTCGATGCCGCCGGCCGCTTGACGCTGCTCGCGGACACGCATGTCGCCCTCGCCGAGCACAGCCCGGACCGCGGCTGCGTGCTGGACGGCACCATCCCCTGCAAGACCCCGGCGAAGTACTTCAGCGCGGAGCTCGCGACGCTCCAGGCCCAGATCGACACGCTGACCGCGACCGTCGACGAGGCGCAGCAGGCCGTTGAGAAGGCCCGCCTGCGCGCGGCGGACAGCCAGGCCCTCATTGACCGCCTCGATCGCCTGCAGCGCGTCCAGGTGCAGCGCGCGACCCAGACAAGCGATCTCGCCGACCTCGAGCGCACCCTAGCCCGACTCCAGGCGGATCGGGACGCGTGCCCGGCCGACACGGCACCCTCCCCCGAGCTCCAAACCGTGCAGGGGCGCATCGCGAAAGGCGAGGAGGTCCTGCAGGCCGCCCGCGACATCGCGGCCCAGGCGGCCCGCCACGCGGCGGTGAAGGCGCAGCAGCTCGCCGCCTCGCGCGAGCTCGCCGAGGCCGAGCGGCTCACCGAGGTCTTCGGCCCCAACGGCGCGCGCGTCCAGGCACTGACCGCGGCGCTGGGACAGTTCGAGGCGGCCATCAATCAGGCGCTCGAGCGGTTCGGCTATCGGCTCCAGATCGAGGCCGAGCCGTGGCGCGTCGTCGTGAACGGCCTGTCGGCGGCGCTCCTCTCGACGTCCGAACGGCTGCGCGTCGGCATCGCGCTGCAGCTCGCGATCGCGGAGGCGACCGGCTTCCACTGCGTGGCGATCGATCAGGTGGATCTCCTCGATGGCCCGAACCGCGCGCTGCTCGGGGAACTCCTCAGCCTGCGCGGGAGCGTCCAGGTCGTGGCCGCGGCCACGAAGGACGACGACTTTGAGCCGCCGGCGATCGAGGGCTGGACCTGGGTGCGTGTGACGAAGGTCGACGGCGTGAGCACGCTCGCGCGCGTCGAGCAGGCGGTGTGCGCGTGAGACGCCAACGGGCGATCACGGCGGCTGACGTCGCGGCAGTGCGTCGCGGCTGCGCCCAGGCGGGCCTCGACCCGGAGTACTTCGGCGGCGACGACATCCTGCTGCTCTGGGACCGCGCGAAGAGCGTCGACGACATCGTGCAGACGGCGATCGCGCACGCACAGCGGACAGGGGAGACGAGGGCGGCGGCATCGCCCTAGAGGGCTACACGAGATGAGTGACGCACAAACAACTCCGACAGCGACACCGTCCCTCGTCGGGCGGACGGCCCAGTGCAGCTACCGGATGGATGGTGGGACCACGATTGTGCCAGCGGATCTCGGCTACGTACCGTTCCGTGTGGATGCGGAATACGTGCGGAAGCACAACCCGCAGGCTGGCGGCTACTACGTCGTCTACCAGGACGGCTACAAATCGTTCAGCCCGGCGGATGCGTTCGAGGGCGGCTACACGCGGATCTGACGAGTTCCAACCGGGAGCCCTTCGCAGGGCGATGCGATCCCGGGGCGGTGCGTGCTCCTTGAAACCACGCGCTTATGAAACAGGAGGGCAGGGCGGAGAGACGTCCACAGATTTCACGGCTCGATCTACGCGATAACGCCGTGCACGAAGGAGGCGGCGCTCGCGGCCGTCGAATCGTCGCAACCGCGACCGTTGATGGCTGTGCAGCTGCCGCCGGAGGCCGCGCTGGTCGCAGCCGGCGAGACGACAGCAGGTGACGAGCGGGATGAGTTCGACGACGACGAGACGGGCTTCTAGTTTTTCAACACACAAGTTCGGAGTCCGGGCGTCCCTGAGAGCGCGCCGACACGGTTGACCACAGGCACGGGCGCCGCGTGTTCCGTGAAGGGCGGACCTAGCGCGCACGCCCGGGCTCCGATGCGGATGACGAGAGGAGAGGAGAATGCAGACGTACCTCGGGAACGAACAGCTCAAGGCCGACTTCCTCGCGGAGATCACCAAACACGAGGACCAAGACGCGCTAATCAAGGGCACCTACGGTCAAATGAACGGCATGTTCAGGGGCTGCGCGATCGGCTGTGCCCTGCACTCGCTCAACGTGCTGCAAGGCAAGGTTGGCCCGGCGAGCGCCGAGCGGACCGGCGATCACGGCCGCTATGAAGCCGAGCTTGGGTTGCCGCTCTGGTTCGCGTACCTCGAAGACCATATCTTCGAATCGCTCCCGGACGACCTCTCGAAGACGTGGCCGCGGCGACTGGCGGAGGCGATCCCGGTCGGGGCCGTGATCGACGACATCGTCCTCGCGCGCATCCTGCGCTGGTCGCTCGCGGACGAGACGTTCGGCGTGCGCTACGCGACCGATGACGACAAGATCCGCGGACACATTGACGGGGTGATTGCGGGCTTCGACGACGAGATCGCGACCGGTGCCCAGGCGACCGCCGACCAACGGGAGGCGGCCGCCTGGGCCGCCTGGTCCGCCAGGGCCGCCTGGGCCGCCTGGTCCGCCAGGGCCGCCTGGGCCGCCTGGGCCGCCTGGGCCGTCTGGGACGCCAGGGCCGCCTGGGACGCCAGGGCCGCCAGGGCCGCCTGGGACGCCAGGGCCGCCTGGGACGCAAAAAATTCCTCGCGCGCCTCCACGAAGGCTGACGCCTTCTTTCCGGCGCTCTCGGAATTTGTGCTCGCGGTCGTGCGCGAGCTCCCGACGACGACGAACATTTCGGCTCACAGATAGGGGCTGATGGCACGCCCCGGGCTGACCACGCATCGGAAGTTCCGGCGCCTCGCGCGGGCGTTGAATTCGCCACTCCTGGCGCGTGGCGCGCTCGAGCTGCTCTGGGAGTCGGCGTACGAATGTGGTGATGACTACGTCGGGACCGCGGAGGACATCGAGGCGGTCGTGGGGTGGACCGGGGACCACGGCTCGCTCGCGCGCGCCTTGTCGGAAGCGGGATCACCAGAGGGACACGGCTTTATCGAACCGGTGGAGGATGATCTGAACGGGACCGCACGCTATCGCATTCACGATCTCTGGCACCACGCGCCGGACTACGTGGCGAAGCGACACAAGCGAGAAGTGGAGCGGCAGCAACGAGTTGCACCGTCAGTCAAACGGCGCCGAACGGCGCCGAACGGCGGCCATCGTCCGCCAACTTCAGACAGGCAGATCGGAGTTGATCATCAACTTCGATCTGGCAGTTCAGCAACTCCGATCTGCCAGACGGGAGTTGATCGCACTCCCTCTCCCTCTCCCTCTCCCTCTCCCTCTCCCTCTCCCTCTCCCCAGAGAGAGAGCGGCGCCGCACGCGGCGCGATCCCCTCGCTCGTCAGCACGCAGCATCGGCATCACGCGACCTGCGGACCTGGCGGCTCCTGTGTCCCGGCGTTTATACACCAGCAGTTCAGCGAGGCGCTCGCGGGGGTAACGTCGGACCCAGACCAGGTCCTCCGCGCGTTCTACCTCGAGGTGATCGGGGCCTTGGCGCCTGAAGCGGTGATCGGGCAAGCAGTGAAGTTTTGGGAGGCGCACTTCGACGGGTTTGTGCGGCGGCAGTTTCCAGGGTCTGTCGTCGCCGCGCCGGCGGCCGGCCCACGGAAGGCCGCGGTCCGCCATTCCAACACCCCGGCCGACGTCGACAAGTACGCCGGACTCACGCGAGGACTCGACCATGCCGACGACTGACGCCGTCTGCGCCCTCTGCGACGGCACCCACTGGCGCCAGGTTGAGGGCCAGCGCGGCGTCGTGCCCTGCGACTGTGTCAAGGCGAAGCGCCAACCGTACGCCGACGGCGTGCCGCTCGAGTTCCGCGACGCGCGCCTCGGGAACTATCGCCCGATGCCCGGCAATAAGACGGCGCTCGCCTCGGCGAAGACGCTCCTAGCGGCCGACACGGGCGATCTCTTCCTCGCCGGCCCGATCGGCTCGGGCAAGTCGCGCCTGGGGTGTACGGTCCTGAACGAGTACTACCTGGCCAGCCGCGGCAGCGGGCTTTTTATCCGCGTGCCGAAGCTGTTGCTCGACCTACAGCTGATGTTCGGCAGCGACAAGTCGGCCGAGGACCGCGCAGAGGAACGCCGGTTCTGTGACCGGCTGTTCTCGGTCGGGCTGCTGGTGCTCGACGACCTCGGCGTCGAGAAGGCGTCCGATTACAGCAACCGGACGCTCTACACCGTGTACGAGGAGCGCAGCGATCGCGGGCTGCGCACGATCTGGACGTCGAACCTCGGCCTGGGACGTGACCCGAAATTCAAGGCCCACGATCCCAACCGGCCGCAGACGCTCGGGGAGTTCCTGGGCGACGACCGGCTGCCATCGCGGATCGCGGGGCGGGCGACGATCGCCTACATCCAGTGCGCCGATCAGCGGCTGCCGTTCCGGGGGCGCGATGACGACTGATTTGTTCGATCGCGCGGCACCGTCGCGCCCACTCGTCACCTGGCACACGCTCCCACGTGAGCTGCGATTCGTCGTCGTCGGCCTCGCGCAGACGAAAGGCTCAGCGCGCTCGTTCGTCATCACCCCGAAAGGCGGCGGGAAGCCGCGCGCGATCGTCACGAACGACAACCCGAAGGCGAAGAGCTGGCAGACGACGATCGCCAACTGCGCGGCGCTGGAGCTCGGACGCGCGGAACACCGCGGCCTGCATTTCGCCGGCGCCGTCGCGCTCGCGGTGACGTTCTACCTGCCGCGACCGAAGAAGTTCCTGATTCGCAAGTACGCCGGCGTGCCGGTGCCCCACATCACGCGCCCTGACACCGATAAATGCCTTCGCGTTGTCAAAGATGCGCTCAGCCGAGTGGTGTGGAACGACGACGCGCAGGTCACCGACGTCGTCGCCCGGAAACGGTACTGCGCGGCGGGCGAGTTCCCGCGCGTAGAGATTTGCGTGCGGGACGCCGCACCGGAGGAGCCGCGTGCACTTCTGGGCTGACATCCCGCCGGAGTTTCTGGCGATCGCGTTCGTCGTCGCCGTCGGCGCGCTGCTCGCCGGCGCCGAGGTGATCGCCGACATCCGGCACGGCTGGGCGTCGATGCCGCTCTCGGAACGGGAGGCGCGCGATCTGCAGCGCGACCAGTTCCGCGCGGAGGGCCGCCGACAGATCGCGGACTTTCAGCGGCGGCTCGGCTTCCGGAGGGGCGCATGAGCACAACCTGCGGAGAAGTGCGCATTCTGCGGGAGGGACGCCGAAGGCAATTTCGCGATCCACCGCGACGGGTTCGGCGCGTCGGTCCAGAGGTGCCGCTGTGTGATGCGTGCGGCGGCAGCTCGACGCCCTCGAGCGGGGAGATTTGGGACCATATTGCGCAGCCGTCGACGCATTCGTTCGCGTACTACCGGACCAGGAAAGCGGTGCGCGCATGAGCGGATGTGACTTCGGCCGACAGCTCGAGCTGCGAACGATGACCACGGAGGCTTGGCGCGCAGCGCACGCGGTGCACGGGGAACCGACGGATGAGGTTTGGAAGTCTCACCCCTCGGGCGAGTGGCGACTCCTGAGGTGCCCGTGCGGAGCGGCACACATCCACGGACCCGCGGTCGAGGCGTATTCGGCGCGCAATCTGGAGCCGCACCGTCGTGGGTAGGCCAGACACCCGGATCGCCTATGGAGATTGGATCGCATGATGTTCCGCGGCCGCTGCACGGTGCATCTGGACCTCGTCGAGCCGCGCGAGGTGCGGATCACGAACGCCGACGCGATGCACGGGACCTACGTGGATTTTCTGCGACTGGCGACGCGCCAGGAAGCGCGACGGCTGCTCGATCCGGGCGACAGCGAGATGGTCTCGCTCGCCCCTGGTGCGGTAGAGATCGCGCTCGGCCTGGGCGCGATACTGGAGGAAGCATGACGACTGATGCGGCGGACACCGTGGTCGACCGTGAGACCCCTGATAGGGCTGATAGGGCTAATGGGTCTGATACGCCTGATAGCGAGGCGGTGATTTCGACCCCCTCGCCGGATCCCGTCATGCACATGGGCCGCTGCCAGACGTGCGACTTCGGCGTGCACTTCCGGATGCTGCCCTCGCGCGCGGGCTTCACGCTCGTCGATAGCGACCAGGCGCTCGGCATCGGGGAGTACGGGCGGCCGCTCTGTCCGAATGGGCACGGCGAGCTCGTGATCGCGGACGAACGGCAGTCGGCCGAGGACGCCATCACCCAGGTCGCCGCGCAGGTCGCCGAGACGCCGCGGCTCCCGTTCCCCGCGCCGCCGTTCAATTACGAGGGCGCGCTGCACGAGATCTTCGAGAAGCAGAAGACCGTCGCGATTCTGGAGGCGAAGTTCAACGACGCCGACGAGCGCCGGAAGAAGGCGAAGGGTGCGCTCGACGAGGGGCACGCCGAGCTGAGCGTGTTGATCGAAACGCTCCAGGAGCGCGAGCAAGATCGCCTGCACGAGATCGCCCGGCGCACCGCGGCCGACGCCGAGCATCCGCAGGGGACCAACCTCGTGCTCTGTGTGTGGGAGGAGCAGCATCCCGGCGAGACGTGCATCGTGTGCCGCGAGGGTCTGCCGACGACACCGCGCGATAGCACCGCGCATCTCGACGAGGTGTTCGAGGCCCTCGAGCTCGAGCAGTTGCAGCCAACGGTCGACGCGCTCGACGACGTGCAGATCAGCGTCACGCTCGACACCGTCCGCGCGTGGACTCCGGACGAGCGCAACGCCGTGATGACCTGGGCAGAAGCGGTCGTCACGGACCGGGATGAGCAGGCGTCCGGGATCGACGTCGTCGAGGTAGCGGTCCCCGAGCGGCCATCGGTCCTCGGCAGGGGACACGTCGCCGGCCCTGGCCGTGATAGCGCGGACCAGGCGTGCACGCAGTGCGACGTCGTGCTCATCGCGGGCGGGGACGACGCGAACTACTACGAGATCGGCACGCTCGTCGGGACCGATTGCAAGGGCAAGCCGAAGAAGGCCGGCCCCGACCACCACTACCCGGCGAAGGGCAAGGCCAAGGGGAAGAAAGGGCAGACCCCCACGGTCGACGCCGAAGGGGTCCCCACCGACCTGGCGCTGAAGGCCGACTTCTAGACCCGTGTGACGCCGGCGGACGCCGGCAGAAAGCGACAGCAGCATGACGACAGCAGCCGCGGCGCCGCCGGCGGAGACCGAGGCGCCCTTCCAGCACCTTCCGACCGCGGTCATCGTCCCGTCGAAGACGAACCCGCGCACACACTTCGACGACGCGTACCTCGCCGAGCTCGCCGGCAGCATCCGGGAGAAGGGGCTCATCCAGCCGATCGTCGTGCGGCCGCTCGACGGCCTCCGCGCGATCGGGCGGCACCCCGAGAAGGCCGCGCAGCACCCGAAGCTCTTCGAGATCGTCGCCGGCGAATGCCGGTACCGCGCGTCGAAGCTCGCGGGCCTGGTCCAGGTGCCGGCGATCGTCCGTGCCTACACCGACGCCCAGGTCCTCGAGACGCAGCTCGAGGAGAACATCCACCGCAAGGATCTGACGCCGCTCGAAGAGGCCGTCGGCTACCGGCGCCTGATCGACAGCAATCCGACGAAGCACAGCGCCGAGACCATCGCGACCCGGATCGGGATGTCAGTCGGCTACGTGTGGGACCGCCTGAAGCTGAACGACCTGATTCCGGAGGCGAAGCGGCTGCTGGAGGCGAACCGGTTCACGGTGGGGCACGCGATCTTGCTGTCGCGGCTGAAGCCGGCAGACCAGGAGCGGGCGATCGATCCAGACTCGAGCGTGGGGCGCGTCGGCGCGGTCGGCGGACTGTGGGCATCCGATCACAGCCGCAACTTTCTCACCGCCGACGAGGAAAAGAGAGCGGGCAAGTACGACGACGTCAAACCGGTCTCGATCCGGGAGTTCGACGGCTGGATTCAGCGACATGTCCGGTTCGACGTCGCGCACGCGGCGACGGCGCAGCCGCTCGTCTTCGAGGCCACGGCCGCCCAGGTCGACGCCGCCGCGGGGCAGCCGGGCCGCGGCCGGAAGGTCATCGCGATCACGCACGAATACCGCGTCGCCGACGACGCGCGCGCCGAGGAACGCACCTACGGGTCGCAGTCGTGGGAGCGCGCCGACGGGCAGGCGAAGTCGAAGACCTGCGAACACTCCGTGCTCGGCGTCGTCGTCGCGGGCCCCGGCCAGGGCGACACGCTGCGGGTTTGCGTCGCGCGCGATCGCTGTCGCGTCCACTTCGCCGCGGTCGTCAAGCAGAAGGAGCACAGCGCCAATCTCCGCGCGTCCGGCAAGGGGAAGCAGGCCGCGCGCAACGAGGCGAATGCGGTCGCGCGTACGGAGGCGGAGCTGAAAGCGAAGGAGAAGCAGGACGCCGAGGAGCGCCGCCAGTGGAAGAAGGCGGTCCCCGAGATCGAGGCCGCCATCCTCGCGCAGGTGAAGGCCGCCCCGGTGCCGACGCTGATCAAGCTGGCGCTCGCCGAGGCCCGCGACGCGAAGGCGGACAGTCAGCGGCTACTGAACCGGCCGCCGAAGAACGCCGACGAAACCCTCCGCGTCCTGGCGCTGGGCCAGGCGCTGCGCGGCGTCGACAACGAGTACTGGGGCCGGCGTGAGGTGCCTGGCCGGCTGAAGCGATTCGGGCTCGACATCGGCCTGGCCGCGATCCTCGCGACGCACGCGCCGCCGGCGCCGGCCGCCGCGGAGTCGAAGCCCGCGGCGAAGGCGAAGGCCGGGAAGAAGCGATGACCACCTGGCTCACGGAGGCCGACGCCCGCGAGCTGCTCGTGCGGGCGATCGACGCCGCCGGGTCCGCGGAGGCCTTCGCGCGGCAAGTGGGCTGCAGCGCGGCGCTCGTCTCGCAGGCCCTGCTCGGCAAACGCGCGATCGGGCGAATGCTCGGCGGCAAGCTGGGGCTCCTCGCGGCGCCGGCGACGGTCTACCAGTACCTGCGGCGCGACGAGACACCAGGAGGGCAATCGTGAGTTGGGACGGGACGCTCATTCGACTCTACGAGGACTCGCGCTCGGTCGGCGGCCGCTGCCGGGGGTGCGGGGCGGCGATCGACTGGTACGAGACCCGGCGCGGGAAGAAGATGCCGATGAACGCCGGTGCCGTGCCGCGGAAGTCGGCGCTGGACCCCGAGACGAACCGGGTTATCGCATTCTTCTCCGCGGAGGACGCGCATTGGAAAAGCTGCCCGGCGGCTGAGGACTTCAAGCGCGGCGCGGCGGGGGTGTTGACCAGACCGAGCGGCGAGTCTTTAAAAAAGGGGGAGTGACCATGTGGAGGCTATGGACGCGCGGGTGGGGCCCCCGCGCCTGGTGGCAGTGGTTCCGCGATGAGGGGTTTCCGATGTTCATCGCCTGGCACATTCCGCACCGGATCGCGCTCTGGACGTTCATCCGGGTCTATGCGCTCGACGGGCAGGCGCCAGGTCCGGAGTACGAGCGCGTCTACAAGGCCTGGGAAGCGAGGGGCCGTGGGTAACGCCGAGGACCTGGCACGCACGGTCTTGTGTGGATGCGGACGGACCCAGGCGGTGAAGGCCGAGACGCGGCTCCCGATCGGGTGGAAGCGCACGCCTGATCCGACGTGCGGTGATTGTCTCGATCGGCAGTATGTACGCCGCGCCGTCACGCTCGCGATCACCCGCCCGCTGGATGCGACGTGGCCGGAGTTCGGCGCGGCGCTGCGTGACGCGTGGGCGGAGACGACGCGGTGTGCCAACTGGATCGCGACGGAGCTCTACGCGCGCGACGTGCGGCGTGGCCCCACGGATGGGAAGCTGGGACCGATGCCGAAGGTGTATCTCTACCCAGAGATCCGCGCCCTGTTTCCCGCGCTGGCGCCGATCAATGTGACCTCGCTGATCCGGCAGGTCGAGCAGACCTATCGCGCGCAGCGGTACGAGCTGATCTGGACGCGGGCGCGCAGTCTGGCGACGTATCGGTATCCGGTGCCGGCGCCGCTCCATGATCAAGGCCTCGCGCTGGAGCCGACGACGGCCGACGGGATCACGGTGGTGCGGGTGCGGCTGGGGGATCGCTGGTGGCGGCTGCGGGTCTATGTGGGCCACGGCCAGCGGGCCCGTGCGCGGCATCTCCAGACGTCGTCCTGGGCGATCGGGGCGGGCGCGCTGCTGCGGGTCACGCGACGGCCGGGCGACCATCGGAGCGGGGATCGGGACGTCAAGCCGATGCTGAAGCTCGTGGGGTGGTTCCCTCGCGAGACGGCCGCGTCCGTCACGCCCGGCTGCCGATTGGTGGTGGAGACTGGCGCCTCGGATCTGCTGGTGTTGCGGGTCGCTGGTCGCGGGATCGTGGGGACGATCTCTGGCGATCAGGTCCGTCGCGCCATCCGTGGCTACACGGTCCGCCGCGAGCGACTGGCGGCGGACCTGGGCGTCTCGCGGCGCTTCCGCGCCTCGGAGGCGGCCGGGATGCGGGTCAAGCTCGCGCGCATGGCCGATCGCAGCCGTGACCAGCTCAGGACCTGGCTCGCGCAGATCGCGGCGGACGTCGTGCGTCTCGCGCAGCGCGAGCGCGTGGAGGCCGTCACGTACGACGACAGCACGGACACGTTCTGTGCGCCGTTCCCCTGGCAGGCGCTCCGGATGCGGCTGCAGACGACCTGCGAAAATCACGGGTTGGCGTGGGTGTACGCGAGCGGTCAGATCCCGCCAGATCCGCCGGGATCGCTCGCGGTGGAGGGAAGTCGAGAGGTATCAGCATGATGCGAGTTGTGAGCCACCGCCAGGCTCAAGCGCGGGTGGGCGCCGGGACCGTACGTCCCGGAGGCGCTCGCGGGACGCGGGGTAAGTGTCGGGGATCCGCCCACTTGTGGGCACCGCCCCCGAAGTGATCAATTCGACGCGTGATCACTGCGGGCAGCTTTTCCAATGCGCGTCCTCCGCGGAGAAGAACCCGAAGTGATCAATTCGACGCGTGATCACTGCGGGTCGTAGGCGGCGGTTTGCAGGGGGGCCGCGACGTCGCCCCGAAGTGATCAATTCGACGCGTGATCACTGCGGGCAGCAGTTCGACACGGAAGTGTCCTACGCGATGACCCCGAAGTGATCAATTCGACGCGTGATCACTGCGGGGTGACGAAGGTTGCGAAAGGGGTCGTCTACTACCGCGCCCCGAAGTGATCAATTCGACGCGAGATCACTGCGGGCACACGATGTGGATTGCAAGCGACACGACCATGACCCCGAAGTGATCAATTCGACGCGTGATCACTGCGGGGCCGGCGATGACGCCGGCAACCGAGCGCTTGCCAGCCTCGAAGTGCCTGATCGCCGATTCGGTCACTGCGGGCTGTCATCTGGGCCGGCTGACGAAGACAGAAAGGGAGACTGAGTATGCCCACCGACCCAAAAGACGCCTGGCTGTTGAAACCCCCGACCCGCAAAGTCGACGGCGGCATGGCGTTCGCCGTCGGCCGCCGCGACGGCCACGTCGTGCTCCGCTTCCAGCGGCCCGTCGACTGGATCGTGCTGAGCGACGCCGAGGCCCGCGAGATGGCGCGCCATCTCCTGGCTCACGCGTCCTCGATTGTGATTCCGAACTGAGATGCGAGGCCACCCCATGATCGACATCCCGACGATCGACTTCACCCCGGTGCTGCGCGCCGAGCGCGAGACCCAGCGTCGGCTCCTCGCCCACTACAGCGGGCGGGCGCTGGAGTGCGCGGCGCTCGCCGGCGCGCGCCTCCGGGTCCGGTCGCGGGTGCGGCGCGCGGCGCGCGAGGTGCGGACGGCGCAGGCCTCGGCGGCGGCCGAGGCGGGAGAGCGCGGGTGAGCGACACACCGCCGCCGCGTCGGCCGCTGACGACGCGTGAGTGCGCCGACATCATGGGGGTGAGCACCGATTACGTCTGGGTGGAGATTCGGGACGGGCGGCTCAAGGCGGAGAACGTCGCGGGCTCGGGGAAGCGCGCCTCGTACCGGGTCCATGAGGAGGACTTCCTCGATTTCCTAAAGCGGATCAAGTGGAGCCGGATACCGACCTTGCGGACAGGGACCAACTGATGGACCTCGTCGTCGCCCTCTTGAAACGCGGATCCGCAAAAACGCCAAGGAAAGGCTCATCTCGCCACGGGCGGGAGACCGCACGGAGGAAGAGACACACGTAGCCGATCGAGCCGTTCGAGCCGATGGACAGATCTCAGCCTTTACAGGTCACCGGCACACTTCCACACTCAGTCCCGTTCCCGAGACCAACAAAATGGACACGCACGTCATCCGCGCCGCGGTGGCCGAGCTCGATGCGCATCTCGACGCGCTGCAGACAGAAATGCAGCGCGCGCACGACACGAAATGCGGACTGCTCCGCCTGCTCACCCAAGGAGAGGGACCGCTCGGCGAGCCGTCGGCGATGATGCCGGCAACCGAGCGCGTTCCCGCCGACCACGTGGTCGGGCACAACCTCAACTATCGCATTTGCCGTGAGCTCGCCGCGAACGCCATCCCTCTGAGCGCTGGGTCTCTGGCCGATGCCTGCGGCATCACGAAGAAGCAGCTGCGCTACACGATCGGACGGCTGGTGCGCGCGGGGCGCGTGCAGGCGACGGGGGTCACCAATAGCCGACGCTACAGCCTGCCGGTGACGAAGGGCTCAGGGCGCGCGGCGGCGCAGCCGCCGGCCGCCGACTCGGAGGAGGACGCACGGCCCCGCCGAGGCGAGTCTCTGCCCGACGCCCGACGTCGCCTCGACCACGACGCGCGAGCCCGAGGCGGAGGCCGATGACATGCGCGTGGGCCCCGCCGGCGATCTCGAGCTGCTCGACGACCTCGAAGCCACACACGGCCGCTTCGTCGTCGATCGTCCCGAGCCGCTGACCGAGGCCGAGGAAGGCTTCAGCCGGCGCCAGGCCGGCCGCCCCTACAATCCTGCCCTGCGGCAATTAGCCGCGCCCGCGCAACGCGGTGACTCCTGGTGGACGAAGCCCGACGCGGACTTCAGGGCGCACGCCGAGCGGATGCGGCTATCGAAGTCGCCGCCCATTCCCAGCGCCAATCGCGTCATCGGGATCAACGCGTGACGAAGGCCGTGGGAAAGCCCATGCATGGAACGGCAGCCCATGCCGAAGTCCTGCCCGCCGTCCGGACGTGTGGCGGGCGGAACAAACGGGGCGGCATCTGCAAAACCTCGAAAGGCCTCGGCCCGAACGGGCGCTGCCGCATGCACAACGGATTCGCCGCCATCGGGCCGGCGCACCACAACTTCCGCCACGGCCGGTATTCGAAGCTGCTGAAGGAGCTCAAGGGCCTCAGCGCGCACTACGAGCGGGCGCTCGCGGACCCGGACCTGCTCAAGCTCGACTCGGAGGTCGCGTTCACGGACGCGCGCATTGGGGAACTGCTCGCGCGGCTCGGGAAGGCGAAGGAGAAAGGCTCGCAGGCGACCATCGACAGCCTGGGGCCACAGCTCGACGTGTTAATCGAGCAGCGCCGGAAGCTGGTGGACACGGAGTCGAAGCGGATGAAGGACATGCACGCGATGGTGAGCGTCGACCGGGTGATGATGCTCGTCGCCTACGTGAGCGACAGCGTCAAGCGCCACGTCAGGGACCGGACCGCGCTGGCCAACATCTTCGCGGACCTCCGGAAGCTGTTGAAGCCGAACGAGGCGGAGGCGTGAATCACATCGCCCCCTGGAATGTCGTTCACCAGTGCCCGGGCTGCGACGAGGGCTGGGTCTGTGAGAACCATCCGGATCGCCCGTGGCCGAGCGTGTGCGCGTGTAGCGCCGGCGCGCCATGTCCGGGGTTGTTGAAGGACACCGCGCAGTTTGAAGCCGAAGCGCGTGCGCGGTTGGGGCCGCCGACGTCGTGAGCCTCAGTGTAGCCCTCCGCCAGCCGACCGCGTGGGACCAGGCGTGCGATCGCCTGCTCGAGGCCTTCCAACCCGACCCGCCGCCGCTCGACGTCGAGGACGTCGGCATCACCCCACAGCCTGGCCCGCAGGAGCAGTTCGTCAACAGCCGCGCCGACATCACCATCGCGGGCGGCGCCGCCGGCGTGGGGAAGACCTTCGGTCTCCTGATCAACCCGCTGAAGCACAAGGACAATCCAGGCTTCGGCGCAGTCCTCTTCCGCCGCGAGACGACCCAGCTCAAATCCGAGGGCGGCATCTGGGACGAGAGCGAGAAGATCTACCCGCTCTTCGGCGCCGACTCGAACCTCACCGATCTGCGCTGGGAGTTTCCTCAGGGCATGTCCGTGAAGCTCGCGCACATGCAGCACGCGAAGGACCGGTTCAGCTGGGACGGGTCGCAGATCGCGTGTATCGGGTTCGACCAGCTCGAGTCGTTCGAGGAGATTCAGTTCTGGTACATGCTCTCCCGCAACCGCTCAGTCTGCGGGGTGAAGCCCTATATCCTCGCCACGTGCAACCCGGTCCCCGACGACGACCCGACCGGCGGCTGGCTCAATCGCCTGATTGCCTGGTGGATTGACCAGGAGACCGGCCTGCCGATTCCGGCGCGCGCGGGCAAGATACGCTGGTTCGTCCGGCTCAACGAGGAGCTCCATTGGGCCGACAGCGCCGAGCAGTTGCACCGCCGCTTCGCCAGCATCCCGGACCTGCAGCCGAAGTCGCTCACGTTCATCCCGGGCACGCTCGCCGACAACAAGATCCTCCAGAAGAAAGACCCCAGCTATCGGGCGAACCTGCTGGCCCTGCCCTACGTCGAGCGCGAGCGGCTGCTCGGGGGCAACTGGAACGTGAAGGCGACCGCCGGCAAGGTGTTCAACCGCGCGTGGTTCTCGATCGTCGCCGCCTCGCCCAAGCGCGCCCGGCGCACGCGCTACTGGGACAAGGCCGGCACCGAGGGTGGAGGGAAGCGCACGTCCGGCGTGCTCATCGCCGAGGTCGACGGCCTCTTCTACCTCGAAGACGTCATCACCGGGCAGTGGTCCGCGCACAACCGCGAGCGCGTCATCCGGCAGACCGCCGAGTTCGACGGCGTCGGGGTCAACGTGTGGGTCGAGCAAGAGCCTGGCAGCGGCGGCAAGGAAAGCGCCGAGAACACCATCAGCAACCTGGCCGGCTACACCATTCGCGCAGACAAGGTCACGGGCGAGAAAGTCGAGCGTGCCGGGCCGCTCTCCGCGCAGGCCGAAGCTGGCAACGTGAAGCTCGTGCGGGGGCGCTGGAACGAAGGGTTCTTGCGGGAGGCGCACGCCTACCAAAAGGACGCCAAGTTCATGGACCAGATCGACGCCGCGGCGGGCGCCTTCAACAAGCTCGCGAAGGGTAAGGGGGAAGTCGTCGCGACGATACGCGCGACCGATGGCCCGACGCCCGTGCTCGATCCGGAGGCCGCCGCGGCGGAAGCGCGCAAGCAGACGCGCGAGCGGAAAGCCGACGAGTATCTCGCGCTCGAGCAGCTCGTCGCCAAGCACGGGCCCGACGCCGTCGAGGCGATCAAGCGGCTGCAGGATCCGGCGTTCGTGTTGCCGCCGGAGCTCCGAGGGGGGCGCCGATGATGGACCCCAAGCCTCCACACCAGGTGCATAAGGGGCCGAGTCGTGAGCCCGCGTCCGGCAAGCCCCGCCGCGGCCGCCCACCGGAGCTCGTCGACCCGTCCGAACTCTCGATCCGGATGAACGCCGAGCTGCACGATCGGCTGATCCAGGAAGCGCAACATCGCGGCGTCACACCCGGCAAACTCGCCCGGCAGCTGCTCGACCAGGCCCTGAAACGCCGCGCGCACTGACGCTTTTTGTCACCGGAAAATTGTCAGCACGCGGATCTGCGTCCATCATCGTCACGTTTCCCCCTTGGCCAAGCGCCGCACAAAGTCCCGCACGTCTGCCGCCCTGGCGACCGTCGTGTCGTCTGGCGCGAACCATCTCACGGCCGCCGTCATGGCCGCGGGCGATGACGACGCCCGCACGCAGCTTTTGCGGCAAGTCCATCCCCTGCACGCCGACCTGGCGGCCGGCTGGCGCATCCTGCTCGACGCCTTCGAGGGACACGGCGGGTTCCGCTCGGGGGAGTACCTCTGGCAGTACGCGAACGAGAAACCGGCGGAGTTTGCCGAGCGCCAGACCATGGCGCGCTATCACAACTTCGCCCAGTCGCTGATCAACATCTACGTCCGCCACGTCTTCCGCGAGGGCGTGAAACGGGAGGCCCAGGGGCTGCCCGAGCTCGAAGCCTGGTGGAAGAACGTGGACGGGGCGCGCACGCCGATCGACGACTTCATGAAACGCGGGGCTCGGCTCGCCCTGGCTTCCGGCCATACCGGCTGTCTGGTCGACAAGACGACCGACGCGCCCAGCGGGCCGAGCCTCGCGGATGACCGGGGGCAGATCATCGCTTCCCTCTTCCCGGCCCCGTCGATCCTCGACTGGCGTCTCAAGGCTGGTGAGCTCGTTGGCGTAAAACTGCTCGAGGGAGCCAGCCCCACGGCCATCACTGACGAGGTCCTGACCGGGGACGCGGCGACGCAGTACCTGCTCTGGGACCGGGACGGCTGGGCGCGCTTCACCAGCACCGGGGAGGTGCTCGCGGCGTCGGTCCCGGGCTCAGGCGCGCTGGGCCTGGTGCCGCTCAGTGTCATCCGTCCGGAGCCCTCGGCCGAGCACCCGTTCCTCGGCATGTCGCTGCTCGGCGACCCGAACGTGTACCGGGCGCTGTACAACCGCTGCAGCGAGCAGGATGAGGTCGCCCGCGATCAGGCGTTCTCGGTGCTGGTCGTGTCGGTGCCCGTCGGGGACAAGGCCGGGGACGATGCGGTCACCCGCGCGAAGAAGCAGCTCGGGAACGACATCGGGACGACCCGCGCGATCGTCGTGCAGGGCGAGGCGAGCTACGTCACCGCCGACATGGGCGTGCTCGAGGCGATCGGCAAGCTCGTCGACTTCCTGATCCGCGAGATCTACCGCGCCGCGCACGTGCGCTGGGAAATGGACTCGGCCGACGCGCAGTCCGCCGACGCGATCCGCTTGCAGCACACCGAGCTGAACGAGATGCTGGCGAACCTCGGCGCCGAGCTGCAGCGCGTCGAGCTGGAGATGGTGCGGCACTGGTTCCGCTGGCGGTTCCCCGAGGCCCGGGCCGACGAGGCCTTCGACAAGGCGAACGTCACCATCAGCTACCCGCGCGAGTTCTTCATCGCCGACCTCCTGCAGGAGCTCGAGAAGTGGGCGAAGGCGATCGCGCTCGACCTCGGCGTCGACTTCGAGCACTACGCGAAGAAGCGCGTCGTCGATCAGCTCGCACCGGACCTCCCGGCCGACCTCAAGCAGACGATTCACGACGCCATCGATGCGCAGGTCGCGCAGCGCGAGCAGGCGATGGCGGACGCACAGGAACGGCTGGCAGGCTCGGTCGAGCGCCTGGTGCCGGGCGGGAAGAAACCGCCCACGCCGACGCCGGACGACAAGAACAAGCCAGAGCCGGTGGCCGCATGAGGCGTGTGATCGTGCGCGCCTCCGAATACGTGCCGGTGTCCTACGGCGAGAAGCCGCGGCAGGGTGATGACGCGGAGAGCCCGAGCGTCGACTTCGAGCGCACGCCGGTGCTGTATCTCCCGGACGGGCGCGCGCTCGTGCGCCCGCTGGGATTCGTGGGGCCCGAGCGCTGATGCCATGCGGCGCTGGCGCACGCTCGAGCAGCTTCGGCAGGCGTTCCGCGATTCGGGGATCGACCTCGGGAAGCCGACGCCGCGCGGGCCGGGCACGCAGCAGTGCCGCGGCAAGGTCCGGCATCCGACGCGCGCGCACGCCGACGCGGTCGTCGCCGAGATTCGGATCACGTCGCGCGACCATCCGCGCCGGAACGACCAGCTCGGGATTTACCAGTGTCGCTGGTGTCACTTCTGGCACTTCGGGCACACGCGACGCTGGACGCGCAAACGGCTGACGACGCACTGACCATGGCCACGACGAAGACCGAACGGCTCGAGCTGCAGGCGGCGCGCGAGGCCTCGCTCATCGAGACGCTCAACGCCCGGTTCGCGCGCGAGATGGGCGACGTGCTCAAGCTCGCCAACGCGCGCGTCCGGCAGCTCCTCCGGGAGCTCCGCGAGAAGGACGGGCGACTCGTCGCCACGAAGGCGAGCCTTGGGCGCGTGCTTGGGCTGCGGCGCGACCTGCTGCGCGCGCTCGAGGAGTCTGGCTTCGCGGCTGTCGCCGAGACGCTGACCGATGGCCCGCTCGACGAGCTCACGCGCCTGGTGCTCCGCGGGAACTCCATCGCCCAGGCCGCAGTGGACCTGTCGAAGACGGACCTCTCGGCGATCGCGGCGTTCAAGACCGTGCGCTTCGATGAGCTGATGCGCCTCGAGGCGGACCTGGCGGGGCAGCTGCAGCGGGTCGCGCTCGACGGGACGATGGGGTTGCGGCCGGTCTCGCACCTGGTGGACGACGTCGCCGACACGTTCGACACGAGCCTCGGCCGCGCGCGCACGCTCTACGACACGGCCATTTCGATCTACTCGCGCCAGGTCGATCAGCTGCACGCGACCGGGGAGGCGGACGAGCTGTTCTACTACGCCGGCCCGCTCGACACGAAGACACGGCCGTTCTGCCGCGCGCGCGCCGGGAAGGTGTTCACGCGGGAGGCACTCGAGACGGCCGACAACGGGCAGCTGCCGAACCCGCTCCTGACGGGCGGGGGATTCAATTGCCGGCACCAGCCGAAGCGGGTGTCGAAGCTCGACGCGGAGCTGCTCGAGCTGGCAAAGACGGGCGAGCGCGCGCCGCACGTGCAGGAAATCTTCGACGACATGGAGAAGGCCGCATGAAACAGCTCGTGCTGACGACCACGACGCTACCCCACCAGTACCCGGCGGCGGGCGAGTGCACCGCGCGGTTTCAGCTCGTGCTGCGCGCCATCTGCGCAGCCGTGATGTGCGCCCTCTCGACCGGCAACGTTGTGCAGGCAAAGTAAATGGGCATCACCGTCACGCGCAACTTTGGCGACCTCCGCGAGCTGCTGCCTGACGGGGAGAGCCTGATGCGCGAGATCGCCGACTTCGCCGTCGCGCAGATCCGGACACGCACCGAGCAGGGCATCGACTTCGAGGGTCGACCGTTCCGTCCGCTGTCTGAGGGCTACGCGAAGCAGAAGACGAAGGCACTCGGCCACAGCCGCGCGGACCTCACCGTGTCGGGGCGGATGCTGAACGACATGGGGCCGGTGGCCGTGACCGAACGGTCGTGCGAGATCAGCTTCCGCAGCCAGGGCGGGCGCGCGTCGGGGAACACGTTTATTCAGCGATCGCGATCGGTCGGCGCCGCGGACAAGGCGTTCTTTCACGTTGAGGGGAACCACGGCGTGATCCGCGATTTCTTCGGTCTGTCGGATGAGGACGAAGAGCGCATTCTGCAATTCGTCGAGGACGAGGCCGATCGGAGAATCGACCGCCTCTAGCTGCCTAGTCGCAGCGTGCCCTTGCTCATGAGCAGGGTTGCAGTAGGGAGACACCATGCATCGTTTTCGCCCCGGATGGGGATGGTCAGCAGCCGCGCCACTGAGCACCGGACACACGCGGGAGCGCGTGCGTCGACGCTTCAACGCCTTTCTGATCCCGATGCCGCTCCTGGACACCCCGGGGGGCGGCGGCGGAGGCGGCGGCGAGGGCGACGACGTTCCGCTGACCGACGAGCTTAAGGTATCCGACCCATCGAAGTACTACCGCCTCTACTGGAAGAGGGAATCCGGTGCGGCCGCGGCGTTCGCCACGCGCGACGAGACCAAGCGTAGCCTCGCGCGCCTCGCCGAGCTCGAGAAGACGCAGATGACGCCCGAGCAGCGCAAGGAATACGACACGCTGAAGGCGGCCCAGGCGACGGCCGAAGAGGACCGGAAGAAGAAGGCCGGCGAGTGGGACGCGCTCCGCAGCGACCTCCTGAAGAAGCACGAGATGGAGATCACCGAGCGCGACCAGCGCCTGGCCCAGTTCGAGCGCGACATCGCCGAGGGCGAGGTGCGCCGCGCAATCCTGGCCGAGACCGATTACTTCGGCGGCGGGGACGGCTCGAAGACCGTGCTCGTGGGCGAGATGGCGGTCCGCCAGCTCGGCTCGTACGTGAAGTACGAGGAATACGACTTTGGTGGGGAGATAGGCAAAAAGCGGGTCCTCATCACGCGCGACGCGAGCGGCAACATCGTGCGCAACAGCAAGAGCGGGCATCCGGCCCCGTTCAATGAGGCCGTCGAAGGCCTCATCGCCAGCCTGCCGGAGAAGGACCACATCCTCCGTGGAAGCGGAAAGGCCGGGAGCGGAGCTCGCGGCGACGGGGTCCTCGGGGACACAACGAAGATCGATCTGAGTCGCCGCATTACCCCCGAGCAGGCGCGTGACCCACAGGTGCGCAAGCAGCTCGAGGAGATCGGCGGCGGCGGCCTGCAGATGGGCCGCGGGTTCAGTCGGATCGCGAAAGCGACGAAGTAGAGCCCAGATTGGGAGCCGGCTTCCAACACGGAGAACACGAACCATGCAGACCCGACCCATTCGACTCATCAAGACGCTGGCGCTGCTCGCCGCGCTGGTGCTCGTTGCCATCCTGCCCCGCGGGCCGCTCGATGGTCCGATTTTCTTCGGGATGGCGGTCACCACCTCGACCACCCTCACGGAAGTCATCCGACAGGCGGCCTACGCCAAGTCGGTGCTGTACTTCGCCGCACGGCTCGGCTTGTCCGACTTCGTGGCATTCAAGGACATCACCGGCGAGGAGACGCTCGTCGCGCGGTTCCCGATTTACGACCTGGTCGATGCCGCGGCGATCGCCGAGGCGACCGACTTCACCACGACCGCGACGATCGACACCTCGGGCTCGGTCGATGTGACGGTCTCCGAGCACCAGATCCGATTCGACGTCAAAGACCTCGCGATCGGCGCGACCGTCGACGACATCGCGGATCCGCCGGACGCGATTCGCGCCAAGGCCTCGTCGGAGGGCGGTATCGCGGGCACCATGGCAGCCGAAGCGATGCAGCGGCTGCAGGACGCGGACATCGCAGCGCTCTTCTCCGCGTTCGACTCCTCGACGGGCTCGAACACCGGAGCACTGACGACCACGCTCTTCCTTGACGGCGTGCGCATCCTCAACACGAACAACATCCCGGAGCAGCCGCGCATCTGCGCGCTGAATCCGCGGCAGTGGGGGCACCTCCTGCCGGCGCTCGACGACGCGTCGGTCTACGGCGCGCAGGGCCAGGAGATCGTCGCCACGGGCGTCGTCGGCAACGTCTACGGCGTGACGATGTTCATGACCAATAACGTCGGCACCGCGACCGTCTCCGCGAGCACAGTGCATGCGGGCTGCATCATGCACCCCTCGGCGATCGGGCTGGGGCAGAAGGGATCGCTCGACGGCGCCCTGGCGGCGCAGCGCGACGAGTCCGCCCGGCTGACCGAGCTCCATAAGGTCGGCGTGTGGGGGGAGGCCGAGTACCGCGGAGGCGCAACCACGAGCGGCCGCGGCGGCGCCGGCGTGTTTCTCTACTCGAACTCGACGGCGTAATCGGCGCCGGCGTGATGGGGGGCAAGGCGCGGGACCGAGCTGGGGTTCGGTCCCGCGTTCCCATGCACGGGGGTTCGACAGACCAGGAGCAGGAACGATGCATCCACAGTTCGACGAGGCGCTCAAACGCATCGAGGCAGCCAAGGACGCGTACGCGCACGCCATCGTGGCGGTCGATCGGCAGTACGTGAAGCCGCTCCTCGGGGTGGCCGACAAGACGCTGCTCGCGGACATCCGCGGCCTGCGCACCGGGTACGCCGACGTGGGCGACCAGGTCATCGGTCGGGTCGGGAAGACGGAGGCGCTCGAGCAGCCCGCGGCGGCCGCGGCAGCTGCGCCCAAGGCGACGCGGAAGGCCCAGGCGACGCGGAAGGCGACACCGAAGGGGAAGGCACAGAAGTAACACGGTCCGGACGCACGCCGCGGAGCGGCGCGTCCAGGCCAGGCCCGGAGGGGCATAACGCACCATGGCACAACCCGCAGAATTCAAAGCCGTTCCGTTCAACCCGGAGTGGATCAACCACGACAAGATCGACATCCACGCGATCTATCGGCGGCCCATCCTCGACGACACCGGCGAACACGCGCTCGACGACCATGGCGTGCCGCGCTGGGACCTGACCGGCGGATTGCCCGTCCGGCGGCACCAGGACTGGCTGAAGAAAGGCTTCGAGTACGTCACCCTCGCGAATCCGGGGGCGCTCGGCAACAAGGTGGTCGTGCAGCTGCTGCGCCAGGCCGGCCACGAGCCGCGCGACTTCATCATGCTGCGCAACCGGATGGTGGGCGCAACCCCCTGGAATCCGCAGCTGTACCTCGCGTCCCAGTCGCGCCGCGACCGCGCGCAGTCCGACGATCTGCGGGACCTGGTCGAGAAGCTCGGGTCGGAGGCCGTCCGGGACGTCATCCGCGCCACGCGCAACGACCCGGGGTTCGAGCTGCCCGCCCATCTCCAGCACATTGCGGCGGGCGGCACAGTCAGGCTCCCGACGCCAGCCCCGACGCCGACGCCGGCCCCCGCCGCGCCGGCGCCCGCGCTCCCGCGTGTGGCGAAGAACAGCCTGGCCGGACGCCAGCGGAAGAAGGCGGCGCGGAAAGCCGTCGGGGCGCCGAAGCCGACGCCGGCCGCCGCGGAGGTGCCGGTATGAAGCTCGCGATCGGCACGATCACCTCGAACGACTTCCCGGTCCCGAATGTGTTCTGGGACGCGTTCATCACGCTCATCCGGCGCCTCGAGGGCGGCGAGGTCAACAAGGCCCTGCCGGCGCATCTCCGGATCGACGCGTTCACCTGGATTCGGTCGCAGCGCTTTCCGACCGACACGGCGCGGAACGAGATCTGCGCCGGGGCGCTCACGGCCGACTGCGACTACCTGCTGTTCTTCGACTGCGACATGGTCCATCCGGCGGACCTCGTCGAGCGCCTGCTGTTCATCGAGCAGCCCGTCGTGACGGCCCGGTACCACATCAAGAAGCCGCCGTTCGTCGCGTGCGCCTTCATGGAGGACCGCATCGCGCCAGGCGCGCACGTCTATCGGACGGTGCACTTCGGGCGCGGGGTCTTCGAGATCCATGCGTGCGGCGCCGGCGCGCTGCTGATTCGCCGAGACGTCCTGGTCGCCATCGAGGCCGCGCGCGGGCACAATTGGTTCCGCTACCAGCGCGCGATCGAGCCGCCGCATGACTTCACGATCTCGGAAGACATGTGGTTCTGCGAACAGGCGCGCGCGCTCGGGTTCTCGATCTGGTGCGACTGGGACCTGCGCTGCGGCCACGTGGCCCAGCAGGTCATCGACGCGCACTGGAACGACAGCTACCTGTTGAAGCAGACGCAGGCGATGCTCGAGCAGCCGCCGGCAGAGCGGGCCCTCGTCGCCAAGCGCACGATCGTCCGCGGCATCCCGGAAGGGATCGATTATCCGAGCGGGGAGCACGTCGCGGAGTACGCCATCACGGGAGGAGAGCGCTGAGTATGGTGCGAGCCAAGTTCACGGTGACGGAGATTCGCCAGCACAGGCACCCGACCGCCCGCACGGTCGTGCTGCAGGCGGAGTACGACGCGACGATCGAGGAAGACCGACGCTTCGCGCAGGCGACGCCGACGGGTCGACTCGAGATGTTCGTCGACAATCCTGCGGCGCTCGCCCAGTTGCCGATCGGGAGCGTGCATTACCTGGATTTTTCGCCGGCGTAGCCCGTGCTCTCGCGGCGGGCCCGACGTGGCCGACATCGGCACCGCTGGCTCGCCGGGCATCTCCGCCAGGACCTGACGATCCGGTACTGGCACCCGGGATTCTGGTGGGCGCTCGCGCTCGGGCTGCTCCGCCACGGCGGGATCCTCGGGCACTTGTGCCGGCACTGCGGCGGCGCGGGGCGGATCGTGACAGGTAAGTTTCTCCGGCGCCGGGCCTGTCCCGTGTGCCGCGGCAGCGGATCGGCAGGCGAAGCAGGACTCATGGACACACTCACCTCCCTCGTGCGCTCGAGCGCGACCGGCCTCTCGACGCGGCGGTCCGTCCAGGACTCGATCGCGGCGTCGCCGGCGGGGAACCATGCGGGGTATCCGGCGGGCTCCATCGTCATCTGCGTGAGCTGCGCCGCGCCCATCTACCGGCTCGAGCGCGGGATCGCGATCGGCGAGAAGACCGGGCGGACCGCCGACGCCTATCGCCCGGTGCGCCTCAAGGACCTCGTCGAGCTGCGCGACCGCGAAGACGCCAACGCCGGCGTGCGCGCAGTCCTCACGGCGCAGTCGCCGGCGCAGCTCCAGGCGCATTGCGATCGCATCCCAGAGCTCCGCGCCGGGATGCCCTTCGTCTGCCCGTGCTGCACGCGGCCCTTCGTCGCCGTCCGGAGTTCGCCGGACCCGCGCGAGGCGAACGAGACCCTGCAGCGGGGCTACGTCATCGAGCTCGTGACGATTCCGCCGAGCGGACGGCAGCCGGCGTCGCTCGGTAGCGCGCAGCGGGCGCGTGAGATTGCGGGGATCCGGCGGTGAATGAGAAGAACGCCACCGTTGACGCGGCGCTAGCCCTGCATGGCTACGAGTCAGAAAAGCAGGAGTCCGACAAGGTGCGGCCGTCATTCCCGCAGGGCCCCCTGATCCCGCCCGCGTGCCGGCCGCTGCTCGAGCGCGACGCGCGGGAGGCCGCGCTCGCCGACCTGGCGCCGGATCTGCCAGGGCAGCGTTACGACGAGGCCCGCGACACCGACCTGCCCGAGTTCGTCGTCCTGCACCTCGGATGCGGCCGCAAGCAGCGCCTCGAGCAGCTGCCGCCGATCACGTGCTTCACCGCCGCGGGCGATGAGGTGCGGCCGCCGATTCGCCTCGTGAACTTGGACGGCATGGCGCACGCCGGCGCGCACCTCACCGCCACGCTCGGCGCGGACGCGATCGCGCTCCCGGACGACAGCGTCGACCTGATGATCGCGAGCCACGTGCTCGAGCACATCGGCCGCCAGGGGGAGCTCGCCGGGTGGTTCCAGTTCTGGGGCGAGGTCTACCGCGTGTTGAAGTCGGGCGGGCGGCTGCAGTTTCTCTCGCCCTACTACACGAGCCAGTGGTGCTGGGGCGACCCGACCCACAGCCGCGCGATCGGCGAATTCTGCTTCCTGTATCTGAATCAGGACTCGTATCGGATCCCCGCGGAGCAGACGGCGATTCCGGACTACCGACCGCCGTGTGACCTGCAGCTCCTGCGCTGGCGCCTCGTCGCCGACACCGATACGCAGACGCGGCAGCGCGAGGGCCGCAGCCACATCGAAGGCGTGCTCGTGGCACGCAAACCATTCCGGCCGTACTGGGAGGATGCCCGATGAGTCGCTTCCGCGCGCTCGCGATCTCCGTCACCTTCGTCCTCTGTGCCGCCGTTGGCCTGCTGCTCTCGCTGGCCGCAGGCACGCGCGCCAACGCGCAGGCCGAGCAGTCGGTCGTCCTCGGCGGCTCCACCTGGACGGATGGCACCTCGCCGAGCGCCGCGGCCGCCGGCGGAGTCCGGCGCGCGCTGTTCACACCGGAGGGCCTGCTCGCGGTCACGCAGGATCATCCGAAGCGATTCCGATGCGCCATCGCCAATAACAGCGCGACCATCTTGACGGCCTTCGGATCGCCGTGCGCGGCGCCAGGGGCGGCGCTCTCGCTCTACGTGACGGACATCTCCGCGAGCGCAAGCGTCATTGCGACGGTGACAGCTGATCAGTACCTGTCGGTGAAGTTCGGGACCGGCGGCACGTGCGGGACCGGCACGACGACGCTCTGGTCCGCCTACAACCTGGCATTCGCGCCGGTCGAGGGGCATTTCCGGACGCCGCTCAAGGTCACCGCGAATAACGAGCTGTGTTGGATGCACGCCGCCGTGGGATCGAAAACGTTCATCGTCTCGGGGTATATCGCGCCGTAGCCTGTCGGCGGGAAGGCACTCGGTGTCGCGCGGGCCTGGAGGGGCACCGCGCGGCCGTCACCGGTTCGGGCGTGGACGCGCCTCTGAACAGTTTCGACTTGGTTTGCTCAGAGGAGATACGCGCCATGGCCAATTACGCCGCAGAAATGAACCGGACGTCGTCGACGACCGCCTCCGTCGGATCCTGGGTCGCCGATGCGACCCGGCCGCGTCGGCTGAAGCTCTATCAGCTCGTCATCGGCGCCTCGGCGACGCCCGCCGATGCGACGCTGGAATGGACCGTCACGCGCTGCACCGCGGCCGGGACCTCCACGGCGGTCACGCCGCAGCCGCTCGATCCGGCCGATGCCGCGACCGAGTCCGACGCCGGCGAGAACCATACCGTGGAGCCGACCTACACCGCGGCCACGAACATGCTCACGCTGCCCGTCAATCAGCGCGCGACCTATACGTGGTCGGCCCTCTCGGAGAACAAGATGATCGTCACGCCGGCGACGGCGTCGAACGGCTTCGGGCTCCAGACGGACACGATCTCGACTGGCACGCCCGCGGTCAGCGCGGTCGCCCACGTCGAAGAGCAGTAGGACCGGTGTTCGCCATGCCGTGCCTGCCGGCGTGGCGCGAAGAGGAGGCGCGGCGGCGCAGAGCGAGCCGCCGCGCACACCCAAGTCGGCAGTCATTCGTTCACGAGGAGTCTCCTATGAGCACCGTCTTCCGCGTCACGTTCAAAGACAAGTCCACCGCGGACGTCCATGCCCCCAGCGCGGCCGCCGCGAAGGAGCACGTCGCCCTCACGATGAAGAAAGTCGTCACGCGGGTGACGGCCATGACCAAGGACCAGATCAACGGCGAACGGCAGGCGCTGGCCCGCGCCGCGCGCGGCGACAAGTAAGGCGACCCAGGCAACCGATGCTCCATCCCCACGGGTATCTGATCGGCGTCGATCCGGAGGCGCCAACCCTCGAGCGCGACTCGATCACGTGCGCGCACTGCTGTGCCATCGTCTTCGTGAAGCCCGGGTTCGGTCCGACGGTCTACCTCGAGCTGCGCACGCACCAGCCGCCCATCGAGCACGCCGGCGCCTGGTGCGGCCGCTGTCAGGCGCCCGTCTGCCTGCGCTGTCACGCGGATGGCCGCTGCACCCCGTGGGAACAGCAGATGGAGCGCATGGAAGCGCGCGATCGCTTCCGGCGCCAGATCGCGGGGCTGTGCACATGACGCGCGCGTTCGTCACGCTCGCACTCGTGATCGGGACCGTGCTGACGATGACGGCTGACGCGACGACCCCCGCGGTGGCGCGGCGGCGGCAGTTCATTTCCGGCACGCGCCTGAGCGGGACCAGCACGACGTCGGCCGCGTCGTCGTACACCGGCATCCCCGCGCCACCGTTCGGCGTCAACGAGACGGTCGCGAACCTGTTCGGGGACACCGACTACTACACCCATTGGGTGGATAGCACGGCCGGCAATTGCTCGGACGCGGGCAACGGGACGCCGAGCGTGCCGCGCTGCAACCTCCCGACGATCAGTTCGGCGGCGGCGGGGACCGTCGTGCAGGTGCGTGGGGGCCCCTACACGCTCTCCGCGAACTACACGGTCGGCGGCACCGGCACGGCGGCGAATCCGGTCGTGCTGCGTGGCCCGACGTATGCGGGCCGCATCACGATCAACACGAACGGCACGCGCTCGCTCGTCCAGTCGGGGTCATACAGCATTGTTGAAAACGTCAAACTAACGAACGGCGATCAAGACATGGTGCTACTCAGCGGCGACCATGTCGTCTTCCGAGATTCCGAGGTCGTCGGGACAAACACGACCGTCGACCTGGCCGGCTGCGGGATCTGCCCGGCCAGTTCCTCCTACGCGGTCGTCTTCCGGAACCTCGTGCACGACCTCGGCGACTGGACTCAGCCGACCGACATCAACAGCGATCTGCACTGCCTCGGGGTCTCGAGCAATCACACGTTCACCTGGTACCTGGCGAACGAGGTGTACCACTGCGGGGGCGACGGTCTCGGGAACGGGCACGACGCGAATCACACCACGCACGATTTCTATGTCGGCGGGAACAACATCCATGATAACCGCGAGAACGCGATCGACCTGAAAGAGGTCCACAACTTCATCATCAGCGAGAATACGCTGCACGATCAGCTCGACGTGGATTCAGCCGAGGGCGCGCTGGTCGTCATCCACTACGGGCCGACGACCGGTGATGGGCCGTACAACGCGTGGATCATCAACAATCTGCTGTACAACGCCGTCTATGGCATCGTCTCGACGAATGTGCAGGACGTGGGGACGTATCCGGGCTCGTGGTGGATCGGCAACGTGGTCTACAACATGAGCGCCATCGGGTTGAACCCCGATCGCGGCGGCGGCACGCTGCGGCTGTATCACAACACGGTGGAGGGCTCGGCCGGCGGCATTCAGTCCGGCGGCAACTCGGCCACGAACGTCATCCTCGAGCACGGCAACATCGTCTCGAACCTCTCGGGCATTGGCGCCGGCGGGTTTCATTTCGAGGTCTTCAACTCCACCGTTAGGGCGAATTCCGAAGTGAGTCACGAGCTGTACTACCAGAACGGGTCGGACCTCGGGATCTCCTGGGGGGCCACCTATACGAGCGTGGCGAGCTGGATCGCGGGCACAGTGGTGGGCGACAACTCGCTCCAGGCGGATCCCCTGTTCACGAATGCCGCGAGCCGGGACTATACGCTGCAGGCCGGGAGCCCCGCGATCAACGCGGGGTACGACATGTCGACCGTGGCGGCCACCTTCACCGCCGCCTTCGGGACGTCGCTGCTCTTCGACCGCGCGCATACGCCCCGCCCGAATGGGGTGTGGGACATGGGCGCGTACGAACGCGCGAGTCCGCCGGCGCCAGAACTGCTCGCGTGGCTCGCGCGGATCTGGCGCGCGCTGACGATGGCACCCGACGGTCGAGCCCTTCGGGACCTTCGTCCCGCGCCGCTTGCACCTGGACCGTTTCCGCGTAGACTGTCTCTCCCCGCGGGCTGGAGTGCCCCGGGTTCCAGGAGGGACACGTATGCGGAAGCTGCTGACTGCGACAGCACTCCTCGCACTCGCCATGCTCGCAGCGCCGACATCGGCGCTCGCGCAACCAACCACGAAGTACACGATCATCTGGCTCGTCTCGGGCCCGGACACCCGGGCGCAACATCAGGCGTTGCTGACGACGATCGAGACCGCGATCCAGGGCGAAGCCTGCACGGGCGATGGCGCGGATCGCTGGTGCGACTACTACACGTACGTCGCGAACCCGCTGATTCAGGCCGAGATCCTTTTCGTCGTGAACGGCGACCTGGCGTCGACGGTCGGCAATCAGCTCGATCGCACGTCGACGGCGTACAAGCGCCTGACGTTCCCGGTGACGCTCTCGCGGGCGGAGATGATCCGGCGCGGGAAGCTGCTCGCGCGCGGCGACGGGGCCGAGCGGTACCTCGTGGTGCAAGCGGGCGACGTCTTGCCCGCCGATCTGCTCGGCGCGTTTCTCCCCTTCTGACCACCCCCGCCTCCGGAGGCGCGACCTAGATGGCGCGCCTCTGGATGTGCGGGTTCGAGTGGGGCTCGGCGACCGACGGCGTCGAAGCCGCGACGACCGGCGCGCCGACCGTCGTCACCACTCCGGTCCGCACGGGCTCCTACGCCGGGCGGATCTCGTCGCTCGTCTCAGGGACCGCCCAGGCGTTCAGCATGCAGTTCTCGGCGGCGAACGCGAACGGGCCGTACTTCTTCAGCGTCTACCTTCGGATCGCGACCCGTCCCTCAGCCGCCAATCGGATCATGCTGTTCGCGACCACGGCTGGCGCGATGCGTGTCGCGATCGACCTCAACGCGGACGGCACGTTGCAGCTCCGCGACGAGGACGGGACGATCGGCTCGGCCTCGGCCGTGCTCGCGCTCGACACGTGGTACCGCATCGACCTCAAGGCCGACATCAGCCCTGTCGCGGGCTCGCACGTCGTCGAGGGGCGCCTGACGGCTGATGACATCCTCGACTCGCCGACCGTCTTCGCGACCTCCTCGGCGCGTTCGATCTCCTCGGGCGTGGCGTCGGTCACCTTCGGCGGGAACCTCGCGGCGGAGGCGCAGACGCAGGGCGACTGGTTCTTCGATGACATCAGGCTGAACGACAGCACCGGTGGCAGCGAGACCGGCTATCCGCCGGCTGAGCGCCTGATCCTGCTCACGCCGAACGCGGACGGCACGACAACGAACCGCGGGACGCAGGGCACCGATTGGGACACCGGGCCCACCACGGGCCAGACGGCCTATCAGCAAGTCGACGAGATCGCCCCGGATGACGCGACGACGTACATCGCGCTCCTCGTCAACAGTACGGGGGCGACCGATCGCGTCAACCTGTACAACCTGACGGCAGCGAGCCCGTTCATCTCGCCGTCCGACACGATCGTCTGCACGGGCATCCTCGCCCGCGTGCGCGCGGCGTCGGCCGCGGCGTGCAATTACATCCAGCAGCTCTATAGCAACGCCTTCTCAACCGAGAGCGCGGCGATCGGGCTCGCGTCGGCGACCTGGTTCACGCAGGACGACGGCGCGCCGCGCACGCTGAAGCGCGTCGATTACACCGACCCAGACACGACGGGCGCCTGGACGCCGGCGATTCTCGACGCGGTCCAGATCGGCGTACGGTCGACCGACACGACGCCGAACCCGCAGATTAGCGCGATGGGGCTCTATGTCGGGTACACGCCGGCGGTCACCACACCGGATCAGTGGATGCCCGGGGCACATCCGGCGATCCGGCCCGGGTGGAAGGCGACGCCCGCCGGGCTGACCGGCCTGAAGGCGGCGAGCTGAGCATGCAGTATCAGCCCCTCACGGCGCCGATGCTGCCGGATGCCGGCGGCGCCGAGACGATCACGGTCGACAAGTGGCTGGCGCAACCCCAGCTCGCGCGCTTCCGCGGGGCCTTCGCGCCGGCGCGCCTGCAGGCGTGTGTGCGGCCGTCCACGGACGCGCAGGGCTCGCCGGATCCGCCGACGGGCTGGCGATCGCCGGATCCGCCGCGGGCGCTGATCTCGCGCGTCTACGATGTCACGCCACCGCCGCTCGTCGCGCCGCCAGTCCCGGTCGTGCCGGAACTCGTGGCGAACGACCGGCCGCCCCGCGGCTGGTGGCGGCGCTCGTGGGCCACCCCCGGCCAGCGGCCGCAGCCGCTCTTCGGCGTCGAGGTCGATGTCCCGGTGATGAGCTGGGCCTCGACCTTCCCAGAGGTGCTCCCGCACTTCGTGCGGCGCTTTGCCCCGCAGGCCGTGTTCGCGTGGGACACCGTGCTGGCGCCGGCGGTTGTGCCTGCGCCCGACTACGTGACGGCGATAGGCGCTGACCGGATGACGCTGCGTATGGCATGGACGCGGGCGCGTGAGGACGCGGCGCCGGTCGAGCCGCCGACCGCGACGACCCCGGATGTCGTGACGTGGCTGCCGCCGGCCGCGGCCCGTCTCTGGGCGCGGCGCCGCCAGGCGCCCGTCAATGGCGCGGTGCCGGACGGGGCTGAACCGTTGCCGCCGCTGCCGTGGGTCGTGATTACGCCGGACCGGCTCTGGCGCATCGCGGTGCGCGCCTGGGGGGAGACGGCCCCGCCGATCGGCGCGAACCTGGGCGCGCAGGTCTTCGGCGATCTGCCGCTCCTGACCACGGTGCTCTCGCGGCTGCCGCCGCGTACAGTCCTCAGCCGCCTGGCGGTGCGGCGCGTGGTGCTCACAGAGGCGACGACATGACGCTCGAGCTCGTCGAGGGCTGGACGGGGCCCGTGCCCCTCACGTTGCAGGCCGACGGGGTCGCCGCGGTCCTGACCGGCTTGACGGTCACCGCGCAGCTCTACGACCGGGACGGCACCGCGGTCGACGCGAGCGGCGATGTCACGGTGACGTCGGCCGCAGTCGGCCAGGTCGAGTGGAACCCGGACGCGGTGGACCTCGACGCGGATCTGTCGCCCTACGAGCTGCGCTTCAAGGCGCGCGACGCGAGCAGCCTCGATGTGTTTTTCCCGAACGGCCTGGCCGTGACGGTCCTGGTGAGGCGGTAACCCGATGAGTGGCTGGGCCAATCTGACGCTCGTGACAGACGCGGACTTGGCGGCGATCGAGCCGCAGGCTCGCGCGAACACGTCGCCGGCGCCGTGGGGCGCGACGACCTGGCCGACCGCACGCGCCGAGGCGAAGCGCGAGCTCAAGATCCTCGTCGAATGCGCGTTTCCCAAGGTCCGCGGCGCCGCCGATCGCATCCTCGATCGGCACAGCCCCGCGTACGTCTTGTCTTACGTCAGCGGCGCGTACGCCGACATCACGAGCGCCGCAGTCGACGACGAGGAGGACGACGTCAACCTGACGGCGATCTTCGCCAGCAGCGCGAACCGGCTCTACGTCGGCGCCGACTACCAGTTCGACGGGATCTGGGTGAAGCTGAAGGATGCGCTGAACGCCCAGAGTCGCACGTTGACCGCGAAGTATCGCGGGGGCACGGGCTGGACGACGCTCGCGGCCACCGACGGCACGACCGCGTTTGCCTCGAGCGGCCGGATCACCTGGACGATCCCGTCGGCGTGGCAGCGCGTGCGCCTCGGGCCGACGGCCGACGAGTACTTCTGGGTGGAGCTGTCGCTCGACGCGGCGCTCACGAGCGGCTCGACGCTCGCGTCGCAGATCCTTCCGATCCGCGCGCCGGACGGGCTGAAGCGGGTCGCGACCCTCCTGGCGCTCTACTACGTCCTGAACGGGCTCGAGCGCGGGGCCGGCCGCCCGGAGGAATGGAAGGAGAAGGCGGACCGCTACCGCAAGGAGGCCCTGGATCTTTTCCAGTTGCTCAAGGAAGGCGGCGGCATCCCGCTCGACACGAACCGCGACGAGGTCGTCGACCAGCGCGAGCTTGAAGATTACACCCCCATCACGTTGAGGCGCGGATGAGCGAGACGTCAGTCCGCCAGGAGGGTCCGGTCAGCGCGGTGCCTCAGAGTGACGAGGCGCCCCGTGTGCTCGTAGCGATCTGCCACAACGTCGGCGTCGTCGATCGCCAGGCCGCGCAGAGCCTCATTGGACTCGGGTGGGGCAACCGCATCCCGCGGGTCAAGGCGGACCTCGGCATCGCGGCGATCGACATGGCCTGGTACACGTCGATGCCGTGCGTCGACGCGCTCCGGAACGCGGCGCTCGAGCAGGCGATGCGGGACGGCTTCACGCATGTCGTGTTTCTCGACGCCGACATGATCTTCCCGGACGACCTCTTCGCGCGCCTGCTGCGGCACATCCCGCGCGGCGCCGTGGTGAGCGGGTTCTACACGCAGCGCCGGATGCCATACGGCCCGGTCGCGCTGCGCGAAGGGCGCCTGCACGCCTCGGGGCTGTATCGGCAGTACCGGGTAGACGCCGACTACGCCGACGTCGACGCCGACGGCCTGCGCGCCGAGGAGGTCGTAGGGATGGGCTGCGCGCTGATTCCGTTGGCCATCGTCCAGGCGCTCGGCCCGCGGCCGTGGTTCGAGTACCGGGCGAACGAGGACGGCTGGCCGATGATTTCGGAGGATGTGCCCTTCTGCGAGAAGGTGCGCGCGGCGGGGTTTCCCATCCTCCTCGACCCGTCGATCAGGTGCGGCCACCTCTTCACGGCGATCGCCGACGAGCAGTACTTCGCCCGGTACCGGGAGGTCCTTGCGGCGACAGAGGCGAAGCTGCGGGACGTCGTGACGCTGACGGTCGAGGAGACGCCGGCGGCGGTCGAGGGGTAGATGGCGACGACGGACCTGGCGAGCATCATCGCGGCCTGGCGGCTCGTGCTTGAGCAGCCGCCGGTATCGCTCGCGCGCGCGCAGCAGGCCTTCTCGCACGACCGGCAACCGAATAGTCTGATCCAGGACAGCTACTGGATCGGCGATGCCGGGGCCATCAGCCGGGCCTCGGTGGGGAACGAGCAGGAGGTCCGGATTGATCGTCTCGAGGTCTGGGTCGCCAAGCCCGTGTCCTTCGCCGGCGTCGCGCAGTTCGAGGCCCTGGAGCAGCTCGGCGATCAGATCTACCGGTATCTGTCGGCCGACGGGCGGACACAGGGCTGGAACGTCGAGGCTGACACTCGGCGGATAACGCAGCCCAAGGGGACGGAGCTGCTCATTGCGAGCTTCGCGTTCCGGACCGACTACGACTTCGACGCGAGCACGTAGAGGAGCACACACGAGCATGGCGAAAAAGGACACACGCGCGGCATCCACGACGAGCGCGGCGCCGGCCAGCGGGCCGGTCGATCTGCGCTACGTCGGCCCCCCGGACGCGGAGTCGCCCCGGTATGGCCAACTGGAACCCGGACGGGTCTACCAGGAATCAGACGCGGAGTTCGCGACGTACCTCGTCACGCAGCACCCGGATCACTGGGCGCGCGCGTAGCAGGCGACGGCGGATCTCACGCGGCGCCGGCGCGCAGCCGGACGAGGAGGTAGGAGTCCATCATGGGTGTCACCGCACGCGAAACGAAGGTGGGGATCAATATCGCGACCGCCGGGTCCTGGAGCCTGGGGTCGGCGACCGCGACGGCCGTCGGCGCCGGCGACGGGCACTACCTGCGCGACGACGTCGATATTCAGAACAAGCGGCAGATCGCGAAGGAAGACGTCGCGACCCGCAACTTCATCGGGGCCATCCAGGTCAGCAACCTCGAGGCGGTGCAGACCCAGCTCCCGATGTTCCTGCACTACCACGACGTGTGGCAGAACATTCTGTTCGCCCTCGCGCTCGGGACCGGCGGGACCGCGCCCGTGCAGATCGGCACGTCGACTGTCTACACCAACACGTTCGAGCCGGCGACGACCCGCTCGACGCTCTATGCCACGATCGTCCGGGACAAGGTCCAGGACGTCGCCGAAGTGCCGGGGGCGGTCTTCAGCGGCTTCGAGATGCGAATCGGCGAGATGGGCCGGATGGAAGTCGATTGGCTCTTCACCGGGGATCAGGAGAAGGTCGACTCGGCCATCAATACGGCGACGCAGATCAGCGCGCTGACCTTCCCGACGCTCGGCCGGCGCTGGTTCTTCAAGGACTGCGTCATCCGGCTGAACGCCCAGAGCGGCGGGGCCCTGGGGTCGTCAGACGCCATGAAGTTCACGGCGATGAAGCTGCGCGTCGAGCAGCCGATCGATGTGAAGTTCGTCGGCGGCTCGCCGTCGATCATCCAGCCGCTCGACAATGGCTTCCCCAAGATCACGCTCGATCTGACGTTCGCCCGCTACGACGCGACGTCGAAGGCGTTCTTCGCCGCGCACAAGGACGGGACGCGCTACAAGGGCGATCTGATCTTCACCGGCCCGCTCATCGACGCGACGACGAGCTGGGGGCTGAAGTTCGAGCTCCCGAACCTGGCGGTGATGTCGTACGCGGCGCCGTTGCCGACGGTGCAGCAGGGCGAGCCAAAGATCGCGCTCGAGGCGCTCGACACGACGGCGGCGCCGACTGGGATGGCCGGCGTCACGAAGCCGATCCGGGTGACGACCACCGGGATCGCGTCGGTGAACCCGTTCGCGTAGGCAGACTCGGGGGGTATCGGTTTCTGCGCATTTTATGCACGGAAAAAGACACTCCCTCCCGGCTGGAGGGCCGGACCTGATGACCGAGACTAAGAAGACCGTGCGGGCGCTGCGGATGAATAGCGTCCGCTCCACCGGGGAAACGAACACCGAGCTCGTCAAGCTCGTGGTGCGCGACCCCTACACCGGCGAGGAGATGCGCGAGGACGACGGCACGGAAGCGGTCATCATCCTGCTGCAGCCGATCCCGGACGCCGACCACAACGCCGTGATCAAGAAACACACGCGCCTCGAGAAGAACCCGGCCGGCGGCCGGCAGCTTTTCGAGGTCGTCGACCAGCAGGCCGTCAGCGACGAGCTGATGCAGAAAGGGATTGTCTCCTGGCGCGGCATCGTCGCCGCGGACGATCGGCCGCTCGTGTGCACCGACCGGACGAAGGTGCTGCTCGACGAGCGCGTGAAGATCCAGGTCTCGCGGAAACTCTTCGGCGTTGAGGCGGTGGAGGTGGCCGCCGAAAGCTTTCGCTAACCTCCGCGCGTACCTGGAATGGTACGCCGACGACGGGGAGACGACGCCGTGCTGCGGCTTCGCGGCGGTCTCGATCGAGGAGATTCGCGCCGAGCCCCGGCACTTCGACTGCGCGCGCTGCGCGCACGCCCACTGGGACGATGCCCTCTGGGCGGTCAACCGCCGCGCGCTCGACATCCATACCCGCCTGTGCGGACGCACGACGGCCGACCTGGGCCTCGCCGGATGGCTGCTCCAGGAGCTGACCCAGGGATGGGCAGCACCCGAGATTCTCGACCTTGTCGCGCGGCTCGAGCTGATTCGCAGCGTGCTCGACCCGCCGAAGTCGACGTGAGCGACCGCCGGACCAGACCCTATGGCCAAAGTCCTGAAAATCGACATCGAGCTCGGCGGTGCCGAAACGGCGCGCGCCGCGATGGACCGGCTCGACCAGAAGTTCAAGGACGTCGAGAAGTCCGCCGACGCCATGGACAAAGAGGTCGCGCGGATGGAGGCCACGAGCCGGAAGCACGCGGCGGCCGTCGACGCGCAGGCCAGTAACGTCGACCTCCTCACGAAGCGCGTGCTGCAGTTCGTCTCGGTGACCGCGGTCGTCTCGGCGATCCGGAACACGGCCGCCTGGGGCAGCGAGATCGAGAACATGTCCAAGCGCCTCGGCGCGACGACGACCGAGGTGCAGACCCTCAGCCTGGCCGCGAAGACCAACGGCACCAGCATCGACGCGGTGACGGCGGCGGTCTGGGCGCTGAACCAGCGGCTCGCCAACGGGGACGAGAGCGCGATCGCGGCCCTCGGCAAGCTCAAGCTCGGGCTGAAGGACGTCAAGGACGACGCGCCGATCGAGACGTTCATCCGGCTCTCGCACGCGGTCCGGGAGACCGCCGATCCGATGCGTGTCTCGTCGGATCTCTTCGGCCGCCAGGCGCGCGAGATCTTCCCGCTGCTCATCTCGAACGTCGACGCGGCGATGCGCAAGTTCGAGGAGATGGGCGGCGTGATCGACCCGCTGCTGGTGAAGAAGTCCGCGGACCTCGACAACAAGATCGACGGCCTGACCGTCCGCTTCAAGACGATGGTCGCGGATGGCCTCGAGCCCGCGATCCCGCTGCTCGACCACCTGGCCGACAAGGACTACTCGAAGGCGCTGAAGGATCTGGCGGCCATCGCGATCTCGATCGGGTCGTTCGGCACGATTGACCTCTCGGCCCTCGAGGGCGTCATCGACGACATCACGGCCAAGGCCCTGAACCTGCCCGGCCAGGCGCCGAAGCGCCCGGGGGCCCCGGGGGGCCTCATGCCGAAGGGCGTGCCCGAGATCCGGGTCGACCCCGACACGACGATGAACGTCATCAATGCCCGGCGCGCGATCCTGGATGAACAGGCGCGCCTGGCGGCGGAGCTCGAGCGCGATGTGGAGGCGCTCGACAAGGCCTGGCACGACTTCTACTTCGACATGCACATGTTCGGCATCGAGCAAATCAAAGAGCTCACTAAGACCGTGCAGGCCGAGATGGCCCGCCAGCGCGAGGCGGTGCAGGCCGCGCAGATGGAAATCCTGACACTAATGAACGCGTCGACCGCGGCCCGCCGTGTGGACGCCCTCGGCGGGGCCGCCAGCCTGGATGCGCAGCTCGAGGCGCTCGCCCAGGCGCATCAGGCCAAGCTGCAAGAGATCGAGCAGATGGGTCGCCGCGCGTCGGCCGAGGGCGGGACGTTCTGGCTGGAGCAGACCCAGACCCTCGCGCAGGAGGCTGAGTTCGCGTTCCAGACCGCCTGGAACGCCATCATCGCGTCGAGCGGCACGACGCGCGATGTTGTCACGGACGACATCCAGGCCATCGGCACAAAGGCGACCGAGACCTTTACGATGATCGGCGTCCTCGTGCAACGCACGTCGGCCGAGCTCCGCGGCGCCGCCGCGCAGATCGAGAACGACCTCAACGACATGCTCGGCAAGGGCCAGGGGACCGGCTATTTCGGGTACTACAGCTTCCAGCAGCAGAAGGCGCGCGAGCTGCGCGAGCGCGCGGACCGCCAGGACAGCCACGCGCCGGTACCGTGGGGCGTGCCGCGATTCGCCGAGGGCGTGCGGAACTTCGGCGGCGGCATGGCGATCGTTGGGGAGCGGGGCCCCGAGATGGTCCGGTTGCCGGGCGGCAGCGATGTCATCCCGAACGGGCGAGGGATGCATGGATCGGTCTCGGTCACGATCGACGCCCGCGGCGCCAACTTCTCGAACGAGGCCGCCATCGAGCTGCTCGCCGACCGAGTGCAGCAGAAGCTCGCGCCCCTCTTCGTGCGGTACGGAGGCTGATGGGGATCACAGGCGGCCAGCCGGCGCTCATGTATGCGCGCGCACGCAGCGCGGGCGGCACGGGCCTGTACCGCGCGCCGCGCGCCGGCGCTACCCGCTCCAACTACTTCGGCCCCAATCTCTGCCTGAGCGTCAACGGCACAAACCGTCACTTCAACTTCGACCGGGAGACGTGGCGCGTCACCGAGCGCGCCCGCGGCGGCCAGCCTGGCCAGCTGTCGATCGACCTCTTCGGGTTCACGCCGGCGGCCGCGCAGGAAGTGATCTTCGGCGCCGGCGCGCTCACGAACCGCCTCTTCCGCGGGACAATCGTGCGCGTCAATCGGCAGTTCACGCGCCTGGATCAGGGACGCACCATCTACCGCTGCACGTGCCTCGACTGGCTCTACCAGCTGCAGGGCATCCTGGTCACGAAACGCTACGCGACCCAGACCGCGACGGCGATCGCGCTCGACCTGCTGTCGACGTACGCGCCGACCGGATTCACGACGACGACCTACGTCCAAACCGGCCTGGCTACGATCGATGAGATCCAGTTCACGCTGGTCCCGCTCGCCGCGGCCTTCGAGCAGCTCGCCGAGCGGATCGGCGGGTACGACTACTGGGACTTCGACAAGCAGCTGCACCTCTACACCACGGAGACCACCGGCGTCGGACCGGAAGCCATCACGACGAGCAATCCGCACACCCAGTCGCTCACCTACGACAGCGACACGGAAGGGGTCCGGAACCGGATCGTGGTCGAAGGCTTGGGGGCCAGTGTGCGCGCGCCGATCGCCGTCGGCGGCACGACGATCCCCGTCGACGACATCTCCGCGTTCGCGACGAGCGGCACGAACTCCGCGAAGCTCGAGGCGCAGATCCTCACCTACACGGGCGTCGCGGCGGGCAGCGAAGCGGGCAGCGCCACGGGCTACCTGAGCGCGCCGGTCCCGACCCTCTCGGCGACGGGCACGGGCGGGGCCCTGACGCCCAACGCGACGTACCTGGTCGGGCTCACCTACCAGACGTCGGCCGGTGAGTCGAACATCGTGAACACCCTGTCGGTGAGCATCAGCGGCGCCGAAGATGAATTCTTCCTCAACATCGCAGTGCCAACCGATCCGAAAGTGACCCTGAAGAGCCTCTACATGTCCGACGCCGGCGGCGGGGTCGGCACGCTGAAGAAGTACACCGACATCGCGATCGCGACCGCCACGGCGCACATCAACGCCCTGGCGGTCGGCGCGGCGCCGCCCTCGAGCAATACCGCGGGGTACGGCGCGTCGTCGGTCGCGGCCGGTGCGACGGCGATCGAGGTTGAGGACCTGTCGCAGTTTCCGGCGTCCGGCTGGGCGGAAGCGCCGGGCGGCCAGGTGTTCTCGTACACGGGCCGATCGGCCTCGAGCGGGTCCGGCACGTTGACCGGGATCCCCGCCTCCGGGGTCGGGAGCCTCACGGCGACCGTGCGGTCGGGGACCGTGAAGGCTATCCCGCACCTGACGGGCGTGCCCGCGAGTGGGGCCGGCGCGATCGCGCAGGCGCTCAAGGTCGGCGAGGCGATCAACATCCTGGTCATCACCGAGGACGCGACGAGCAAATCGACCTACGGGACGCGGGAACACCCGGTGCAGGATCGCCGGCTCAACCTGGCGGGCGCCGGCGCACGCGGCGCCGCGGTGCTGGCGCTCCTGAAGGACCCGCGCACGAGCGGCAGCTGCACGTCGAGCGACCCGAAGCTCCGCGCCCGCCGTCCGTTGACGATCACCGTCGCCGAATGGGGCCTCTCGATCACCGTCACGGTACAGAGCGTGACGATTCGCCCGGAGCCGAACCGCCCGCAGCCGATGGCCGACGTCCAGTTTGCGTCCCGGTCACTCGAGGACCTCTTTGTCACCCTGCGCGAAATCAAAGAACGCGCGCTGATCCGCTGAGGACCTGAGATGGCTGCATCCGCGCTCGTGCGCCCCACGATCACCGACGACACCGGCGACGGTCTCAGCGGGACGATCTTCAACGCCGCCTTCTTCGCGGACATCTTCGACCGGATCGACGCCCTGTTCTCCGCGACGACCGGGCTCACACTCAATCAGGGCGCCGGCGACGCGGCCATCCTGACGCTCGAGTCGTCCGACGTCGCCCACGGCATGACCACGATCATCGGGACCAGCGTCTATGCCAACCTGGCGAAGTTCGCCGCAAACGACGGCGGCCTCCGCCTGCGCGCGCTCACCGAGGCCGCGCAGGCCCTGTATTTTCACGGGTCGGTCACCACGGAGGATTCGTCGCGGAGCACGACGGCAATCGCAGCCGTGATGGTCAATTGTGAAACAAAGAGCGGGACCAGCGTGGCCGCGATGACCGCCAACATGAATATGTTTGCCATCAGCAACGGCGGCACGACCAAGTTTATTTTCGATTCCGACGGCGACTCGCACGAGGACGGTACGGGCTGGACCGCGTACGATGACTACGACGACGTCAAACTCATCGCCTCGGTCGAAGGGCTGCTGTCCAAGGATCCACTGCGGGCCGAGTTCCAGCGCTGGATGACCTACAACCGCGCCGCGCTCCAGAAGGCGCGCCTCGTGAGCTTTAACCGGGACGGCCACCATTTCGTGAATCGGAGCCGGCTGCAGATGGCGCTCTGTGGGGCGATCCGGCAACAGGCGTCGGCGCTCGCGAAGACCCAGCGCCAGGTCGCGCGCCTACAGAAACGGATCACCGCCGCATGACACCGCCGAAGCCGGTCCGGCTGACGCCTGTCGACTACGAGCGCACCCTGCGGCTCTTCGCCGACGTGCGCGTCGCGGAGCTCGAGGCGGCCGCCATCGTGGACCGCGCCCAACGCGGGGTCCAGCGCGCGCGCGATGTGCTGGCGGCGCACCAGGCGGATCTCGCGCGCCGCTACCGCGGCTTCCACGCGGAGGATGTGCCCTACCGACCGGACGACGCGACCTGCACGCTATATCCGATCGATCCGAATCCCGGAGGGCCGACCCGATGAGCGTGGTGACGAAAGAGGATCTGTGGGATGTGCGCGACACACTGAGCGCCGAGGCCATGCGCGGCTTCGGCGGCGTGCACGAGCGCCTCGACGTCTTGAACGGGCGCGTCGGCCGCGGCGAAGTGCAGGCGGGCGAGCACGGCGTGCGACTGGTGAATCTCGAGCGAGAGGTGTTTAAACGCCGACGGACCGACGCCGGGGACGTCACGCCTGAGGACCGCGACGCGGCGCCGATCACGCGGCGGGACCTCAAGGTTGCCGGCTACGTGCTCACGGGGGCCGCCGGCACCATCGGATTTCTAGTCAAGGTCCTGCCGTGGATGCTGAAAGCGATCGTCCCGTGATCACCGAGGAGCGGCTCATCGACGACGTGTTCTTGAGGGAAGGTGACGTGTACTCGGAGCCGCCGCGGAACGACCAGCCGACCGGCCGGGGCGGCATCACGCTGACGGTCCTGCAGGAATGCTGCGGGCCGCAGGCGTCGCTGCAGGACCTGCGCACGCTCACGCATCAGGCGGCGCGCGACGTCGTCCGGTGGAAGCTGCGGCAGATCGCGAAGGTCCATGGGCTGAACGTCATCACGTTCGAGCCGCTCCGGCTGCAGCTCGTCGACTACGCGTACAACTCGGGGCCCGGCCTGGCGCTCCGCTGGCTGCAGCGGGTCCTGCGGGTTCAACGCACCTCGCGGATGGACGCGGCGACGATCGCGTCGCTGCAGCGGTCGGACCTGTGGCTCGTGCACCACGCGCTCATCGCCGCGCGCCTCCAGATGATCGACCTAGCGACCGACCCGGGCGGGAAGGTCGACCACACGTTCGAGGAAGGCCTGGAGAACCGCGCGCTGACGTTCTCACTGCTCGCTGTGCCGTGAACCTGTTGCAACCCGGAGAGCCTTCCATGAAACGATTCGCGTTCCTCCTCCTTGTGCTGTTCCTCGGCGCCGCGCCGGCGCTCGGGCAACCGAACCTCCAGGCCGAGGTCGCGGCTGCGCGCGCGAAGTATCCGACGCCGATGACGCCGCTCGAGCAGGCCTCGGTCGTCAACACCGTCGCGTGGCAGCATCGCGCGGAAGGCTTCGCGCTGCTGGCTAAGCCGGACGGCAACAACTGCCCGCAGCCGCGGACGGGTGCGCGCGTCGCGTGCGACATCCTCGTGCATCGGCCGACCGGGACGCACATTGATGTGCTCGGCGACGCGGAAGGCGCGGGGGTGCCGGGCTGGTCGCCGAAGGGCGCGATCGACCTGGCGCGCGCCATCGATGCGGTCGACCCGCAGGACGACCCGCCCACGCCGCCGCCTGACGACGATTTGAAGCCGCTGCTCGTGCAGCTGCGCGCGGCGCTCGCGGAGAACTCCGAGATGATCCGTCGGTTGTGGGACTTCCTCGGGGGGCTGCAGACCAGACAGCTCGAGCTCGTCGACCAGCACCACGCCATGCTGCAGAAGCTCGACGCGCTGAAGACGGGCGGCGTGACGTTCCCCGTCTACCGCGGCCGGGTCCTCGGGCAGCCGATCACCCTGACGCCCGTGCCGAAATGAAGTATCTCGCGGAGTATAGCATGGGCGTAGTCCGGTATCTGCCTATTGCTGGAACCGGGGGCTGGCGTGATTCCTGGACGCGGGCCGACTCCGACTTCGGACGGATGATGCAGCGCGAGGGCTTCGAGCTGCTCACGGTCGACGGGCGGCCGTTCCGTTGGTCGACCGCGCTCGACGGCCTGTTCGGCGAGGACCGGGACTGGGAAGCGTCCGCCGACGCGCTCGGGTGGTTTCTCCGCGGCGTGCCGTACGCAGACCGCAACCTGATCGGGCACAGCCACGGTGGAACCGTCGCGCTCTTGCTCGCCGGCTCGGGGTTCCCGCTGCGATCGTTGACGACGGTCGGCACGCCGCCGCGCGACGACGTGCCGTTGGCGGCCGCGGAACACTGGATCACCTTTCATCAGCATCTCTACGACCTGCGGCGCGATCTCTGGGGGTGGCTCGGCCAGGTCGGGGACCACGAGCTCCGGACCGAGCGCGCGTTGCCGGACCCGCACGTCACGAACATCGCCGTCTTGGACATCCGGCATTCGAGAGCGCTGCGCGACCCGAAGTACATCGCGCTCTGGGGCACTGAGGGCTGGCTCGAGAACATCCGGCGCGCGGCGCCGGCGGGAGTCTAACTGATGCCCGACACACTCGGTCGTCCCGATGTGGCGCCGTCAATTCGAGAGGCCATCGCTCGAGCCTTCGACGGCGTCGAGGGCCGCGGGGCGCTGCTGATGATTGCCGACGAACGCGGCACGCGCGCGCACCTGGCCGCGAAGCTCGCCGATCACTGGAAGGTCGCAGCCGGCGGCGGGTTCAACTGGTCAGAGAAGAAGCCGAGCGGCTTCGTCGCGGTCGAGGCCGTCTGGTGATCAGGCGCGGGCGCCGGCTGCCGCTCCTCGCGGCGCGCTTCGAATACGAGCGACTGATCACGCCGCTCCGAGCGGTCGCGCGGAAACACGGCTACGCGCTCGCGGTACACGGCAGCTTGGCGCGCGACATCGATCTGATCGCCGTGCCGTGGCGACCGCACGACGTGTCAGACGCGACGGCGCTCGTTGAGGCGATTCGCGCTGAAGCAGAAGACCTGACCGGGCGTCTGGCGTTCTGGCTCAACGATGAGCAGGCTGACCCTTGCGACTACACGCGACGCAATCCGGAGCCGAAGCCGCACGGGCGACTCGGTTGGTCGATCCATCTCGCTGGGACCGGCGTGTATATCGACCTGTCGGTGATGCCGAGGGCGTCATGATCGCGCTGCTCTTGACGCTGCTCGCGCTCGCCGACGGCGCCCGCACGTATCACCACGTGCCGCTCGAGCGCGTCGCCGCCTCGTCGTGGACGCACATCGAGACGTGCGGGCCGGTCGTCTACGTGCGGAAGCAGCAGGACGGCGATTGGCACCTCACGCTCGCTGCTGGCGCCGCGACCGTCGTGATCGAGATCATCCCGGCGATGCCGTTAGCCGTGCCACGGAAGGGGCAGACGATCCGCGTGAGCGGCATCAGCCGGTTCGACAAGGGCCACGGCTTCGTGGAGATCCACCCGGCCGAAGCGATCGCGGTCGTGGCCTCGTGCGCGACGGCTACGGGCGATACACGATCACCCGCCCGGACGCGCTCGTCGATCGGCCGGACGACGTCAGGATCGTCACCTTCGGTGCCATAA